TTATTTAATATTTCATTTTTTATATGTTAAAATAAGCGTTTTTAGGTAAAAAATTATAAATAACGGTAAATATATTTATTATAACTGATATTATGTAGCCAGAAATAAATGGTAAAATTAATAATCCAATAAATATAGCTATTCTGTATTTAAAATGTAAATGAGACGGATAAATTACTGCCATTAATAAATAAATTATAACTGACAAACTATAAATAAAAACAAATGAATAAAAGTAAATAGATTTTAAAAAATCGATAGCCTGATTTTCATAATATGTTTTTCTGTCATTAGTAACAACGTCGCTTGTCATTTCTTTTAATTCATTAGCCAAATATATATTTTCTTGTTTATATTGAAGATATAGATCAACCACATTTTTAAAATTAATTAATAGGTTACTATATGTTAAATTATTTGATTTTATTTCAGTTGTTTCTTTTTCAAAATTATCTGTAAATAATTGTGCGATATTATCTGCCTTCGTATTAATTAAATTATCTTCAAATGTATCATATCCTAATTCCCCTTGAGAGAATACTATATAATTTTTTTGTGCGACTGCTAATTCACTTGGCGCAATAGCTAAATTGGTTTGTGCATTTAAATATTCTTGTTTTAACAACTTTTCCCCCTTTTTTTTTTGACATGCTGAATCACACATTATTGTTTGTCTAGCTTGTTCGATAAACGAGTTAAAATTATTTAAATTAAAAGCATTAGTTGTCATATATACTATATTATATAACTATTTTATTTTTTTGCACGGTATGTAATAAAACTATCAGATCTAACTGGTTGAACATTATCCATATTTTGTCTAGGTTTTTTTATTATTTGATTTGAATATCCTGGTAACGTCGTAGATGTTTTAGTTAATACATTATTTACAAATGTTTCGGTAACAGAAGACGTTCCTACACATTGATTTAACGATAAATCATATGTTTGTCCGGTCGAACAACAGTATTGACCTACACATGTTCCTGGTATATTTGAGGTAAACCATGGATCACTTGTAGTTGTAGTACTTGTAGTTGATACGTTGTTTGGATTAAAATACCAATCATATTCTTGATAATTCATATTATCTCTCATAAAAATTGAACCTAACCGATACCAGAAAAATATAGATCCTATTATTACGACAATTGTTAACAATATATAAAAAAAAGAATTAGGTAAAAACCCTTTGTTATTTAATATAGCGAGTATAATTACAGGTATTAATGTAAAAATAATTATCTTCATTAAATTAGTATGTTCGGCATATTTATCACTAAAATAATTATTAATTTCTACTAATCTGATTTTGTTATTTTTTTCTGCTTCTAATAATTCTAAACGCTGTTTAGCACGATTTAACTCTTGTTCTACTATTGTAATTGCGGCAGTCTGTTCTTTTAATGTTCCAATAGAAGATGATAACGCATTTTCGTAAAAATTATTTACACCGCTAAGTGTTTGATATAAATTTACACGAGTATTTGAAATCTCATTTATTTTATTTACAATATCGGATTGTTGTTGCGAACTTAACGTAGTATTGGTTTCTAAAGTGCTAAACAATTGTTGTTCCATTTTTTGTAAAGATTGAATATCAGTAAGTATTTGTGCATTATTTTGACTAATGTTTGGTAAATTGGTTGACATTTATATAAAATATAAAAAGATAATTATATAAATTATTTATATAATTAATTAATCGTTCATTTATTTTTTTAAAACATTCATTGAAATTAAAACACTACCTACAGCTAAAATACTCCAAAATAAGTATTCATAATTTTTTTGTAATGTACTAATATCACTATCATTTAAAATGTTATCAATATTCGTATTAAAATGTTTAATTTTATTATCTGTTTTATTTAAATCAGTTAAATAATTACCTAAACCAGAAACATTTTTATTCATTTGTTGTTCAGCATTCTGTGCCCCTTTCCCAAATTCGTCCGTATATTTATTAATTTCTTTTGATAACAAATTTAATTTATCTTGTAATTGGTCTAATTGTGCCTGTTGTACGCTTGTAATTTTTGCTATACCATATGCATTTGAAAATGCACCGCCATTAATATAATTCTGATATGTTATACTATCTACGTAATTTGTTTTATCCGGAATACCAATTGGCGGATTAATTGGTTTAATATCTCTAATGTATATATCTAAACCGTCTAACTGTTGTCGTTGGCCGGCTGGATACATTTTATTATTTTTTGGCCAGCAAATATTATTTTTATTATCAAAGACAAAGCCAGCACAATCTGGATTATTAGAACAAGTATCTTGACAACTTGCGACTGTCGCATTGTTATACATCGCATTAGGTATATCATTAAATGCCGTATCATAATTTTTTATTACACTATAAGTATTTGATAACTGAGTTGAATCATATTTAAACATACTTGAATTTTGATCGATATACGCTAAATTACCAACATCAGAAGGAAACCCAACCTTTCCTATATCATAAAGCGCATTTGCCGAAATTCCACCCCCCATATTTCCGTCTGACATTTTTTGACAATTTATTTGTTCTTGAAATGTATACAACACCAAATTACCGTCTGATTGCATTATTAGCGCTAATTTACCGTCATCTGACCCTAAAAAATCTCCTGGCATTAAAATTGATCCGACTGGCATCCAACATTTACCATATTTTCCTTTTCTTGAAACATAATTTGGATTTGATACTTGTTGTTTCCCATTTGTCATTGAACACCATATTTCACCTTGATTATCATTTGGACCACTGCCTCTATATATGCACATATTTCCGTCCGATTGGAGAATTAAAAAATAATGACTCGTTTGATCTGTGGAATAAACTGAATTAGACCAAGCACCCCCAGCTGGGTATCCATTTTTGTCTGTATGACAGTTTGACGCTTTACCATATTTCATTGCTGAACTTAAATCGTTTGTAAATCCTCCTTGACCGTTTATACCATCATAAGTTGCTTGTGTACTAAAATAAGTAAAATTATTTTGTCTTGCATATTGTAATGCTGTATTATAATCAAAAGTCCAATTATTCCCCCCATAGATTGTTGAAAAAGTACCATCAATGTTTGATAATGGCATAGCCCTATGTTCTCTGTCTCCATAACAACCTAAATAATTTCCTGGTGTAGCCTTACTATTATCCGAATTAAAAACAGCTTGTCCTCCCGAATTTATTACGCTAATAGAACCATTTTTTGATAACTCTGCATAATTTCCTGTTTGATTCGCAGTATTTGAAGCCCAAAGCACTACCTCTCCTGAAGGTACATAACTTTGCCCCAAACTTGTAGCAGTAGGTAAACTATTACTTACCGCACAATAACCTTTTGACGTTGTTGGATTTACATTTTGTAGGGCAAAATAACGGTATCCTTGGTCGATTGCCGCTTGTTCACAAGAAGACCAAGTATAAGATCCTGAAGATAAAATATCATTAGATAATTGAATATTTTGAAATGCAGTTGAACGATCACCTTGATTCCATGTTCCACGAAACCATAAATTATAATTTTGAGATATTGGCGCCGTAAAATTTACGGAATAATTTGTCCAACCTTTTATTGGCTCTGGTTGAATACTTATTATTTTTAAATATTCAGTTTCGTTGTCAGTACTATTTAAAGTAATATTTATTGGATTAGATTCATTTGAATTATCACAACAATTTCTACCACATGCAATAAATGATAGCACATAATTTACACCTGCTTGTAAAGTTATTGTTTGAAATATAGAATTCATTGATTGAATACTAATACATTGTTTTCCACTTGGATATGGTTGAGGATACGTCCAATCATCTGCGCTATTTACTAATACTGCGTTCATATTCCATCCGGGAATAGGATCTGACATATATTTCCAAGTATTTTTTGGTAGTTCAGGATAATTAAAATTTCCATTTTTTATTATATTTTCATTTGAAGGTGGTATGTCACCTATAAATTCCATTTTTCGTGAATTTATTTTATCTGCATAACAACCTGAATATATTGGTTGTGGATTATTAATTATATTATTAACATATATATTTAAACCTTCATTTCCAAGACTTTGACCTGGCTGCATAAATGTACCACTTATTAATGGGGGATTAGTAGGAATAATTTGTCCGACTATATTATCCCAAGCGTCATTCCAAGGTATATCTAATTGAATAAACTCTTTTGGGGCACTTGTTGAATTCCATATCTCCATAGACGGAATATATTTAACAACACCTTGATTTGTTACATAAGCAATATGACCTGTTGTAAACCTTATCGTTTTATTTAAATATGGGTTTGTCGGATTTACTCTCTCAATATATTGATTTGTTTCACCTGAAATGGATGCCTGTAATTTTTTATATTCTTCTAAAGTATTTGCATATTCTGTCCGTAAATTTTCCAAGGTCTGTTTTTGTGATTGGTAATTATTATTATTTATTATATTATTTGAATCTTCTCCTAATTTACCCATATTATTTAATCCTAGAGATTGAATTAATGAGAAACCTTCTTTACCGCTAATATTATTTGCCCGATTTTTCAAATTTTGCTGTATTTTTTTTTGGTATTTTTTATATTTTTCACCCTGTGTTAGTGCAGGACTATTCGATAACTTACTATTTGTTAATTTGCTAAAACTTGATATATTAGATACATTAGTCATATTTAATTTAATATATATAAAGAATACAAAATTTTAATTATTTAATGATAATATTTTATCCAAACCAAATATCTTTAAATAACCCTTATTTGACCCACCTCTTTGCGAATTTATAAATGTAAATTTTATGAATAACATTACTAACAAAATAGCTACTAATACCCACATAATATAACTATAATAATTTGAGGTTAACTGAATTGAACCATTATTATAAGCAGAATTTGCCGTTTCAAATTGTTTTAGTGTCTCTCCAATATGATTTCTCTCTTGTAAAAGAGTTTGATAATTTTTTTGTAATGTTTGTTCTTTATTTTCAACCTCTTGTGAATTTTCACTATATTGACCCATTTCACTTTGAGCTATTTTTAACATCTGTTGATTTAATTGTATAAGTTGATCATTTAATGTTTGTAATTTATAATTATAATAAATACTTCCTGGTACTAAAGCAGTTGAATTATTGGCTTTTATTATATTACCAACACCTCCTGATAATATACACATATTTGTATCTGAATTATATGTTGCTCCACTACAAGACGTATTTGATATACAAGCAGTTTTACAATCGTCCACTGACGTCACACTTTGGTTATTTAATGTCGTTGACCCCATAAAAAGACTATTTGAGATAGAATTTAAGTCACTGCTATTTGTATTTAAATACTTTACGTATTCTTGATAAGTATTTTGGTATTCGGTTAAAATATTATTAAAGTCTGTATTTAATGATTGTAAATTCATTTATATATAAATAAAAGAAAATTATACATTAGTATTTGTTAAAAAACGCGGAAATATATTTGATGAACTCGATTGAAGAGAAATATTTGATAGTTTATACAATATAAATATTATTATTAATACTAAAGCTAATAATATGAAAAAAGAGTAATAATTCTGATTTATTTTTATCTCTTGTTGAACTTGAGCATGATCTAACGTCTGATATTCATTGACCATTTCATCTATTTTATCTCGTTCTAACATTAGTTGTTTGTAATTATTCATTAATAGTTGTGCTTTTTCTTTTCGTAAAACACTTTCACTATTATATAGCGGTTGAGCTGAATTTATGTTTTCATATATTTGTTTATTTACTGCAGTTAGTTGTGTATTTAATTGTTCCATTGTAGTTAATAACTGTAACCCTTTTGGTACAATTGCTGTGTCTGTTTCAATACCTTGTATTACTTTACTCTCTCCGGATCTTAACCAACATAATGGGGTATCATAATGAGTTGAGTTAAAAGTTGCACCAACACAATCTTTAGTCGACGAACATAATGCTTCACATTCGTTTATAGTATTTAAATTACTATAAACCGCCTGACTACTTGCTTGTCCTGTTCCCCAATACGCTTGTCCCGGTATTGTTACATATTGTTTCGCTGCTTTCCCTTTTTTTGTTCCTGACTCATTTATATAATTTATGTAATTTGCCAATGCCTGCTTATAACTTGTCAATAAGTTATTATACTGTAAAGTAAGATTTTCTAAAGTCATTGTAATTGCATTTGTTTCATGGGTATCATCTATATCATTGTTTTCATAATTTATTGACATATATGTTATAAATAGAAAACAATTTATTTTTTTAAATAATAATAAGATATTAATGATATTAAAGAGAGAAACATACTAGTTAAAACATATTTATTCAACTGAATTTCTTTATTGTTATCCTTTTCATCTCTTATTAAATGATTAAATTTATTTAGTTGTGCATTTTCAACTAACCGTTTCATCGATTCATCCCTTGATTGTTTTATGTATTCACGTAATCTTTTATTTTTATTTATATAAGTTCTAAACATGTTTATTACATATTAAGCAGGAATTCTTTAAATTAATATATACTTAATTTAATCTTTTTTGTAGTTCTAATATAGTAATGACAAAAAAAGATCTAAATATTAAAATTGGGGGGGAAACAAATATATTTACTCCGTTGTGGAATTTATTAAGTTATATCCATAACCATATTATGTATTTAGATAATAGCAAATTTTTTGCGGGTATTATTATGATTCTTTTAAATATAGGTTCGAAATTTATAACAATACAATTTAGTAAATCTACTGAAGAATATTTAAAGGCTACTGTATCTAAAACAATACTAATATTTTGTATGGCTTGGATGGGTACTCGTAATTTAATAACTGCATTAATTTTAACAGCGGTTTTTACTATTCTCTCAGATCATTTATTTAACGAAGAAAGTACCCTTTGTGTAGTACCACACGAATACAGAGTATTACATAAAATAAATAAAACACCTGATAATAATACGATAACCGAAACAGAAATTGCGTCGGCAATAGCACTTTTAGAAAAGGCACGTAGAGAGAAACAGCGAAAAGCACAAAAAGAAGCATTTGAGAAATTTAATTATCAAAGAATTCAATAATCGCAGATAACAAATATACTTCTTTATCTGTGTTTTCTTGTATATTTTTTATGTCGCCTAGATTTACCCCCTTTTTGAGTATAATTTGGCTTAATATTAAAAGTATTTCCGATTAACGCAGAATAAGATTTCCGAAAAGCATTCCATTTTAACTGACATTGCCCCTCCTTAAATTCTTTCTGGGTTATATTTTTTCCCATAAATAATTCCATATCAATTGTAACCGCAATTACGTCTTTATAAATTATTTTATCTTTTTTTATTTTGGTGAGGGACCAATCTCCTTTTTGCCAATTAAATCCTATAACAGTGTAAGGATTTTTATTAATATATAATATGCTTTTCGGAGAGAAGAGTATGTCTAATGTAATACGAATATTGTTGTCGATGACTCCTTTGTATTTGGCGTGTTTCATATCTTTAACCGGTTTTACATTATTATACACGATAAGTGATTCGAATAACCCATTTGAAAAGAACTGTTTCACTCTATAATCAGAAGGCATTTTTTCAATAAGTGCTTTATTTAATTTAACCAAAGGATTAAATATGACATTCGTCTCTTTAATGTCTGGTATTGATAAAGAAGGTGAATAAATAATTGACTTTAATCCAGGAATATTTGTATTAATTATAATCTGTAATTCATTGGGTACAGCAGACATAAAATATATAGATATATTTATTTTATAGTAATTTAAATTGAATTATTACCGCCGTGCAATAATCTAAATGCTTCGTTATTAAAAATATTTGTTATAATATAGTATACATAAGTATAAATATATCTTGGTAAATCTTTCCATGACGCATCATTATCAAAAAAATTACTTGGTATTGAATTAGTTGATATTAGATTATAAAAATATCCGCGTTTGAATGTGGTATTTAACATTCCAGATTTTATTTGCATAGTGTTATCTATTAAAGTAAGTAATAAAATCGTAATTATTTCTGCAGGAATATTATGAATATAAGATTTAATATATAACATTCCGATGTCATTAATTTGTGTATTTGAATAAACTTGATTTGAATAAACTTGATTTGAAATTTTAAATGGTTTTAAATAATTTGTATTCCGTTTAAATTTACGTGTTTTTGTATTTATTTTAACTTTATTTGGACTATTCTTTAAAGTACTTTTTGGATCAAATTTTTTTGAAAAATATTTATGTTTTTTAAAATTTTCAGTAATTAATGACATTTTTTTTATACCTCCTCCCTCCATCATTTTATCGTCATCGTCAATTTTAAATTGACTATAATAAGGGTTAAATATATTTAATATATCAAAATCAATATCATTATAGTCGCCGTTTGAATAAAAACACAGTAGGAATAAAATAATATATTCACTGGATGTTGGATTATAATCATAATTATTTTCGATGTTTGACTGAATTGACATTATTTCACTAATCCAAATAAACTGAATTTCTTCAATAATAGCCTGACATTCTTTTAAATAATTTGTTTTTAAACTATTAATTAGTGTCGGTAAATCAGGCAAAACTTGATTAAATTGCGTAGATATAATACTTTCTATAAATCCCGCAGATATTCCTGAAATTGAACGTAACAAATCACTTAAGTATTGGTATTGCATTACAGTTGATTTATATCCTCCGTGTTGCGGAACATTTTGTTGGACATATTGTAATAACGGTTTATATTGTTCAATATTTTCTTCTTCAAATACTTTAAGATATGTGGTCTTTAATACGTTTTCTAAAGAATTAAACCACATTAAAACTGTATCATCTTCTATATTATCAGGTTTAAGTATATTTGTTAAAATTTCACCTAATATTTTATTGCTATTTTTATATTTATTTTCGAAATTCGGATTTGTATCAAAAAAACTTTCATATAATACATTTAGTTCAGTAAAATAAGTAAATTTATGTAATTTATCGTATAAATTTTTATTTTTATTTCTATTTGATTTTGCGTTTATTATTTTTTCAAATTTATTTAGATATTCGTATATTGTCGAATATAATTTATTTGAAAACTGAAGACTTTTACAATTTCCGGTTATCTTAAAAAATATATTTGAGTCATAAAAATCGTAGTCTAGTCCTAATAAATCGGCGCTTTCTTCTTTTGCATAAAAATTAGACTTTAAATTAAATAATGTTTTCAGTTCATTTACGTCATTATTAATTGATAAGTTATTGTATTTAGTTAATAAGTTGTTTATGTTATTTACTTCAGATAAATTTGGATTATTTATAAATGTTTCAAGTTGAAAAATAACGTTATTTAGATTATCGATATTGTACGATTCAATGCCGCGATTATCGTTTATTACTTTATTTAATCCGTACAATATGTCAATTAATCTAAATTTAATAATAATTGATACTATATTTTCTACATATGAAGACGCATTTATTTTATTTGGATCTTTAAATTTACCTTGATACAAAAATGTTATTATCTTACTTTTAAAATCATTTATATTTTCATATATATTTTTACTAATAAATGCCTTTAAAATAGTTAATGAATCAAGTAAATCAAATGATTTGTATTTTAATGACTGTAATAATTGTATATTTTTATCAATAACAATATTTTTAGGAAATCTATATAAATACAATGTTTCATTTACGTGAAAAATTACGTTTTGTTCGTTTAATCGGGCATATAAAGCGCATAATCTGTCAATGGTACAAACTACTGTAAAGGGATAATTATTTGAATTAATCGCTTTAATAGCAGAATTCACTTGTTCATAATCACCTCCTCTTTTTAAATCAAATAATAATCCATTTGTAAGCAAAGGTTTAAATTGATTTAATTTGGATAAATTTAGTATTTTATTACTGTTTGGTTTCGCATTTATTGGATTTAAATAAAAATCAATTAAATAATTAACAGAAGGCCCCTGAGTTTGAGTTTCTGAAAAGGGCAAGGTTATTATATATTTACTTTTATTTATATTTATTTGAAATGTAAAACCATATATATTTTTACTTGAATAACCGTTATTGACAAACGATAATTTAATGTTATCATTTTTTGTATAAAAATTACTTGTAAACAAAAACTCATTGTTACCAGGAAAATAGAATTCATTTCGATTTTTAAGAAATACGTCATAGCTTGTAGGAGCAGAGTCTGCAATATTTGCGGGGGTAATTAAATTATATACATTATTAATATCTGAAAAAATTTTTTTTATCACACCTGCTTTTGCGTCAAACGTAAAATACGCGTTATTTGGCGGATTATTTAAATTAAAATTCGGAAACATAAAATTTAGTATAAAATTTCCTATAATATTTTTTTTGTTATTGCTATCTACTTGCCCAAAACTAGTATACTTTTTATCTTTACTACTATCAATTTCAATTGTTATTACTTTTACGTTATTAGCAGAATTATTTAATTCAATCCATAAATCAGGTAAAATATTTTTTTTATTTTTAGACCATTTCTCCCACTCATTAATAATAGATTCATATGTATAGGTTTGTTTCGTGTTTGCAAATAACTGATTTTTTAATGGTGAAATTGTTTCATAGTATTTTTCAATTGATGACTCATAATTACTTGTAACTGAGGTAACATTATTTGACGTCAAATAAGAAAGTATGTTGTTAATATCTTGTTTTTTAATACCTAAAAAAGAACTTATAAAATTAAATAATATTTTTCTAATTTTGGTTTGTTTTTCTAGGTCTATCGGAGCTTCGTCTTCATCTTCTTCATCATTATTTGTTACTTTTGTTAATTTACGTTTACGTTCTTTCCAAAAATCGTGTAATGTGTCAAATACATATAATTTATCTATATCGTCTATTTTTATCGTTGTTGACATATACTATATTTATATAAATTAATATTTAATTGTTTGAATAAATTCATCCACCAGATTTTTAGGTATATTATTAAAATCAATTAATATTTTATTTAATTCATATTGTTTCACATATTCGTCCGTTTTTAATTTGGATTTGAAATATTCAGGATTATCAATACATTTTTTTGCCGTTTTTGGACCACATTTTGGGAAAACAGAAGGAATATTATCACTAATATCACCCATTATAATTTTTAATTCTAAATCTTTTTGATAATTTCCAGTAGACGTTTTGTTTTCAGCAATATTTTTAAAAGATAAATTAAAGACCTTTACATTTTCTCTAACTAATTGTAAATAATCCTTATCACTTGTAATAATATAAATGTTACAAGAAGGATATTTATTTAGTAAGTGCTTAACAGAAATTGCAATACAATCATCTGCTTCTAATTCTGGATGTTTAATAATATATTGTGCTCCTCCTTGTTTAAACATTTCATCTTCATATACCATTCGGAAAAACGCTCCACCCATAAATTTAATTAACGGATTATCACGGGTTTCTTTATATTCTGGAAATAATTTATTTCTCCAAATATTCTCTCTTTTACAGTCTTTACCGACAATTATTGTCGGGTTTTCTTTATGAATATTTAACATTTTTGGTATTTGTTCTAACTTCTCAATAAATGTTTTTTTAAATTTATTGACAAACTCTTCATTTTCATATGGATTTTCTAAAGGATTTTCTGGATACGCATGACGCCACCATGACATCATGGAGTAGTATCTATAAAAACAATAATAACTACCATCAATAAATAGAAATGTTTGTGACATATATATTTATTAAATCTTAAATAACCAATTAATATAATCAATTTTTTTATTCAGTCTATTTTTTATAATTATAAAATATTAGGGTAGAAATAATAACAGTTACTATTGTCCAAGTTGTAATATGATCTAAAGTATCCATAGCTTGAATTGCTTCCGGAGGTAATTGGCGAAATTCTTGTTTGTAATCAGGAGGTTTAAAAGGCAAAAAAAGATATCTGCCATAAGGCACGATTGTTGGCATCATTTTATTTTGACATTTATATGAATAGTCATACCAAGCTAATGTTACGTACGGTGCCCATAATAAGAAAAATAAAATGAATAAATTCTTTGGTAAAAACCAATATATTATAATAATGATAATTGTAAATACAATACATTTTAAATTTAAATGAAACGGATAGTTTGGGAATATTCCTCCTGCCATATATTATTTATATATATTTATATTATAAATAAATGTATTCAATTTATATATATAAAATATCTAAATGAAAAAGTTCATTTATAACACTATCTACTAATGAAATAATATTTTCTTTACAAAGCATTAAAACTACTCCTTGTGTCATTGCAATAATTAGCTGAGCTTTAACAAAATTATCACTAGGTCTAATACCATATTTCGCAATATTGTTGTCCAATAAATAATTATTAAATTTAGTTACAAATTTATATAATTGTAATTGATTCGTATTTTTAGAATTTGATATTGTTTCTTCCACAATTTCAGCAGTTAAATTCAAAATATTATTATAGTCATTAATTGGTAATATTTCATGCAAATTATGCGGCTCGATTAAACCCGAACTTAATAATTTTTCGGCTGTTTCATGGGAAGAACTGTGAAATAACTCTTTTGCTATCACCAATAACATATCTTTAAAAGAAGACGGAATATAATTAACTATACCAAAATCAAGTATACCGATAATATATTGATTCTCATTTTTTATGAATAATATATTACCACAATGTAAATCTCCATGTATTAATCCATGGATTGTTAGAGTAACTATGCCAAACTTAATTAGTTGTTTTGCGAAAGGTTGGTAATCTTCGCGGGGTATTTGAGTTATTTTTAATCCATTAATAAATTCCATTACAATAATAGTATCATATTTTTCTGTTATTTTTTTATATACATACGGTATTTTTACATATTTTAAATAAACACAATTTTGTTTAAATTGTATCATATTATCTATTTCTTTTTTAAAATTAGTTTGTTGAAGTATAATATCGACGTTTTTTTTTATAATATTTTGAATTTTATATTTATTTAAAATATCTGACATAATAGGTAATAATGATAGTAAATAAATTATAAAAAACAAATTTTCGATAGCCAAATTTAAAGTATTATGTATATTGTTTCGTAAACATTTAATGGCAACTGGGTCACCTTTTATTTCGCCTTTAAATACAAGAGAAATCATACCAGAATTAATTGGTATGGCATTTTCTAATTTAATATTATATTCATGACAAACACGATTTAATAGAGGCCAATCAATATCGGTGTCAGTCCAAGGCGCATTATCAGTAAATTTAATTAATTCATTTCTTATTTCTTCATTAATTAAATCCCCGTTTAATGCAAGAGCTTGAAATATTTTTACGTATAATACATTAACAACCATTAATCTATGTGCCACATTACCTATGAAATTAGGATAATTATGTGTCCATAAATAATATATATACTCAGTTAAAAAAATAAACATTATATTCATAATAGAAATACTTTGTCTAAAATTATTTATGCATTTATCAATAAAATGACGCATACGAATCTTATATTTAACATTTAAAATTGTCTATAAATTGTTTTATTCTATTAAATATTTTAAAAACGATCGGCCCGATAAAATTTTCAATTATGTGCGGAATGTTTACTTTATCTTCTAATATAACATCAGTATTTATTTGTATCTCACTGAGAGAATAACATTTACATGTTATTGTAAATTGTTTTATATGAATCGGCTCGGCTCCAAGAGGAATATCAATATTAACGTCATTTATGACAGGAATAGAATGAAATATAATACAATTAGTTGTATTATCAGTAGTTTTTTGAATGGTTATATGTAAATATTTTTGTGGTATTCCCAGATCCTGAAAAAAATGTTTCATAATAACTGTAGCAACAATAGTATTTGTATCTATACTTTTAAATACAATAGATTCATATATATCAGGATTTAATTGGTATATAAATTTAATAAACGAAAAGTCAATTAATTTTGTAAGATCCATTTTTTCATTTATTAATTCAAATGAAAAAACATAATTGTTTTTACTATTCTTAATAAATTTAAAATTAGGCTTTTCAAATAAAATACAACGGTTTTCTAAATTTGTCTTTTCCATAATTTATAAATATTTTATAAATTATATGTTTTAACTTTAATTTTCAATTTTTTTTAAACCTGCCCAAAATAAGTCTTGTTGTTTTTTTACTTTTTCCGCCTGTGTTGCGTAGTAAAAGGCTAATGCGACGTTTTCTTCGTTTTGTTGTTGTTCCTCAAAATAAAGTTTCTCAAATGCACTTTTTTTGTCCATCGGTTGTACCATATTACGATCTCTATGCGCTTTGTAATCATTTACGTCTTTAAATTTAGGTATACGTTGAAAATCTTCGTCTGTAATTGGAATTACGGATTCTGCGTATGCTTGTTTTAAATCTGTAAATGTCAGACTGTTATCGAATAGACTACTTGACGTAAAATTGTCGCGTTCTATGAGTGAATATCCGGTAAAAGAAGAAGAATTGACGCTTTGTATTCCGTCATATTTAGCGACTGTTTTAACTTGATTTTTATATTTGTTTATTTCGTTATTCATTTGGTCTTTGTTTATATTTTGAGGAGTAAATATTATATCTTCGTCTGATTTTAACCAAGTATCATATCCTTTTTCGTTCGGATCATCAATGCGATGTTTTTCAAATTGCTCGTTAAACCAATTGTTAAAGTCTTTCGGTTCTTTTTTTGTTTCAAGAACGTTCGACAGAATATTGTTATACTCTGGCTCCATAAAATCTTCACTTCTCTCGTTTGTTTTTTGTAGCATTTTATTATTAAACGTATAAATATCTACTAATTTATTATAAGCTGTTGAAAAGAATATAAAATATTTTTCATGTAGTTTAGACTTATCTGGATGTGTTTTATTTGCAATTTTTTTACATTCTTTCATTATCTCTTTTGTCAGATTATTTGATTTTATGCCGAACAAATTAAATAAGTCGTTACGAGAGTAATTATTAATATTTAAGTCTAAATTTTCAAAAAACGTTTGATTGAAACTTATCTGATTTAATTCTTCCTTTGGTCTTACTAAAACATCGTAATTAAATGGATCGTTTTTATATTCATTATTATTATTTGTAATTCTTACTCCTGTTTTTTTATTTTCGTTTATTAGCTTACCGAAAAATAGAGACTGATCATTTATGTCGCGCTCTTTTTTTTGATTTATTTTGCTAATTAAACGACTTTTATCTTTTGAACATGTTTTATTCATTATTATACTAAAAGTTTATAATTTTATAAAATTTAACTTAAAACTTAAAACTAAAATTTTTATATAAAAGTATACCAAGAATTGAACATTCAAAAATTATAATTATAATAAATCCGAGTTTTAATTGATTTGAATATTTACCCATAATATGGGTTGTTGATTTTAATTTATTTATTGTTTCTTGTAAAGATATAAGTGTTGTATTTTTCGTAATTAGATTTGACTCTAATAAATCCATTACATCTGTATTATTATTAATATTTACATCATCTACAGAGTGAATATTATTAATTGGTAATCCTGGCGGAAATTCTTCTAAACTCATATAATATAAAAAGATTTAATATAAATAAAAAATAATAATTTAAATATATGATATAATACAATAGTATAATGGTTAATTGTTTGTTTTTATTATCTGTATTTTTTTACGCCAATGTTAATTGTTTTAATATAATGAACGCATATTTTAAAAAATCGTTCCAATTAAATAGTAATAGTAATAGTAATAATCATAATCAAATATCTAATATTGGCCCTAATAGGTATTATGGATTATCGAGTCTACGATTTATTGAATTAATGAGAAAATTAAATAATAAAAACAATACTGAAGACGAATTAATAATCGACGAAAAACAAATGCAAAAACATATTGAAGATCAATTACAAGAAAGAATTAGAACGAATAGAGCAAAATATTTAAATTCATTTGGAATAAGAATTGAAATTGAGGGGGTTCCTACACCTGACGATATACCTATTGGTGATATTCCAGAGGATCGTGATGATTCATATTACGGGCAGTATGGTCACAATTCACATTCCAAAAAAAAATCACAAAATTTTGAAGTTGTCAAACAATCAGATATTTGTTTTAAAGATATCGGTGGATATGATTTAGTTAAATCGGAATTAAAACAATGTGTTGATATTTTAAAAAATTATAAAAAATATAGAAAATTTAATGTACGTGTACCAAAAGGCTTAATTTTAGAAGGCCCACCTGGTACTGGTAAAACAATGTTAGCTAAAGCATTTGCAAGCGAAGCCAATTGTAGTTTTATTGCTTTAGCTGGTTCTGATTTTCAAGAAAAGTATGTGGGTATTGGACCATCAAGAATAAAAGAATTGTTTAAGTTGGCAAAAGAAAATACACCATGTATTATTTTTATCGATGAAATTGACGCAGTTGGGCGTATGCGTTCTTCTGACGGAGAATCTAGTTCAAATGAAAGAGATAATACGTTAAACGCATTATTAGTTGAAATGGATGGATTTAAAAATAATTCAGGTATATTTTTAATTGCTGCCACTAATAGAATAGATTTATTAGACCCCGCATTAACAAGACCCGGTAGAATTGATAAAAAAATTTCTATTGGATTACCAGATACTAATACAAGAGAAGAAATTATTAATATTCACATTAAAGGTAAACCACACGATGAAACCGTAAAATTACCGGACGTATTAGAAATAACAGAGGGATTTACTGGAGCTCAAATTGAAAATTTATTGAACGAAGCTATGTTACACGCATTAAAATTAGAAAACGAATATTTTACGAATACAGATTTAGATTTGATTATGAATAAAATGTTAGCAGGATGGCAACCAACCGATCACGAATACACATCTGATGCAATTGATAGAATAGCAATTCATGAAATGGGTCACGCAATAACAGGCTATTTACTGGAATTTCATTCGAATGTATCGAAAGTAGTCATTAATTTATCTTCTCCAAAAAGTCCCGGATATACAATATTTAAAAGAGCACTTTCTACGCTTCACACAAAAGAAAATTTATTTGAGCGGTTAGTTGTATTGTTATCTGGTAGAATTGCCGAAGAAGTTTTTTATAATGTAAGTGTAACTACAGGAGCTATTAATGATTTCGAAGAAGCATTATATTTAGCAGAAAAAATGATATTATATTATGGTATGGGAACCAAAAAAATATATCCAAGTAAAAGCGAAAAATATAAGGAATTAATTGACGACGAAATTAGGAATTTAATTGATGATGCCGAAAATTTGGCTCAACTTATATTATTAAGATATAAAAACGTTATTTATGATGGTGCTATGTTGTTAAAACAAAATAAAAAATTAACATTAGATGACTTAGATTTATTAATAAACCAATCTACTATTGATACGTCTGTCGTAAACGAATGTTTAATTACTTTTACTAGCAAATACAATCGAAACAACAATTATAACAATAATTATTATTAATAAAGCACTTATAAATAATTTCATTATATTGTTTATCTTTTTTCGCATGGGTTTTGATCTATTAAATTTTATGAATTTAAACCTTTCTTCTAATTAATTATCAATATTTCGTAAAACATGATCGATATTTTCTGATATAATATAGTTTGAATGTTTTTTATTTTGTTTTGTAATGTGTTTAACTTTTAGTTGACATATTTTATATTTTACTTATATTTTATATATAAGTAAAATCAATTTATTATTTTTAAATATCAAGTGAAACCGTGTTATTTGTCGTACTTGAGGTTTTTCTTCTTCTACTTTTTTTAGGTAAATTAGCTTGTGTATCTAAATCTTTAATATCATTCATACTAATAGTACTAACATTATCTGTTTCTTTTGTTAAATTAGACTGTTGTATATTAATATTTCTTGTTTTTAATCCAGACAAAATATCATTAATATCACTTGGACCTTTCATATCTGGTCTTCTCTCAGGATTCATATTCGGTCTTGTTTGTCTTGCCGAAGGCTGCCATTGGCTTGAATAGTTTGGGTCTTGCCGAAGGCTGCCGTTGGCTTGAAAATTAGGTCTGGTATCAATAAAATTACTTTTTATTCCGGAATAATCAGGCATTGAGAAATCCTGTTGAGTTTGTCGTTGAGTTGCCATTGGAGGAGGCGGCCCCATTCCTTTTCCTGTCACACCAATATTATTCATAAATCCGGTAAACCCTGGATTTGTTTGTGCCATTGTATTTAATGTTGCCGTCTGAAATGCTCTCATTAAATCCGGGTTTTGTCTAAATATTTCGTCTGCATTTGGCAAAGAGGTTTTGAACATTGTGTTTGTAATATGAACCATCATAGCACTACCACCTAATTGAAATAATAACTTTAATTCTGGTGCCATTGATGCGGTGTTTTTATATTTTTCGTGTAATTCTGCAAATATTTCGTCATATGAGTCCGCATTATCAGTTATCTGGTCGGTTAAACCGTCTAAATGAATGTCAAATGGATTAAATTTTCCATTTAAATATTCAATTGCATGAATTATGTTCATAAATACTGTGCTTTGAAATTTAACGGAATTTTTTTTAGCTAAATCTTCAATAATTGAATCATATTCTCCTTGCATTTCAGTCAAACTTGAATCCATCGTATATTTTTTTGATAATTCGAACCCTTTTCTTTCTAATTCGTTTAACTTTTTTAAATATTTAAATTTCTCTTTTAAAGCATCTTCTTTATTTTGTTTAGGTTCAAAACTTGCTGAATTGTCTGGATTAATTGGAATGTTATTAAATTTTCCATATCCGTCCCACGTCTTACTATTATAATTATTATCTGTTTGGGCGGTTGATTTACCTAAATTTACGTCATTATCTGAATCATAATTAAGATTCAATGATTCGGATGACTTAAATAAATCCGATCGTGCTTTGTATGAAGGGGTTTCATTAACTAAATTGTTTAAATCATTTTCTAAATCGTTTAAATCTTCTAAATTGCTTTTACTATTGTTCGGATATTTTTCTTTTATTTTATTGTCATTCATTAAAAGTTCTAATCCACCCCCAAAATTTGACGAAATTTTTGTTTCTTCCCAATTATCATTAAAATCAAGTTCAATAATTTCTGAGTTATCCATTATTCATTAAATAGAACTTTTAATTTTAAGTAATACGAATTAAATATATATTAAAATTTATAATATTAATAGTTTTTTATGGATATACCAATATCCTTGTAAAAAACAGTCTGATAAGTCATCTTTTTTTTTATTTGAGTTAAATAAAGATATGTATTCATGAAAACTATTTTCATTTGTAATAATTTCTAAACATTTTTCAATTCCTAATTTTTTTCTATGAATATAATTTGTTTTTATTAATGGTTCGTTTATACATTTTAGCTTATTTGACGATGATATAAATTCTATATGTTTTACTTCGAGAGAAGACATTACAAAATATTGGACTATCATACCTTGTATTGTTTTCATTCTATTTGCAATGGGACCAATTTGATTTTCTATAATAACATGGTCTATACATTGAATATTGTTAAATATTTGATCAAAATGATATTTAATATTTTTACCGATGTCAAATAAATTTACGTCTGATGCATTTATTGTTTCAATTGCTTTAAAATATTTTTTTGTAAAATAATTACTTATTAATTCAATTAATTCTGATTTTTTAATTTTGTTATTTGTGTTTAATGGTATCATGTGTTTATTAGCAATGGAATATAGTTTTTGGAGTGATTGTTTATTTATAAAATTGGATTTTTGTTCTATTGTAGGTATTTGTAATTCTTGTTTTTTTGCGTGTCTTAAACAGTAATGTTTTTCATTGTTCATATATTTAGCCGGTTTATTACATGGAACACATTTATCTGTATAAATACAATAAAAAGACTGTTGTTCCGATATATTAATACTATCCCATTTAATTATTTTAATAGGATTATCTGATTCGGTTATTTCAAACAGACAAAACGCTAAATTCTTAATACCTACGTCAATAGACAATACTTTCATTATACAATACTACAACTTTTTTTTAAGTTTATTTTATTAAAAAAAAGATATCTTAAATAATCTTACCTTTTCTGATAATTACTCGGATTGATACTCGGCGCTATTAATCTCGCATTTAATTGTTCTCTACTTAAATAAGGCGACTTTAAATCACTATTGCAATATCCGAAACCCGGTTTTGAAGTATCAAAACTTGATTTAAATAGATAAGGCACATTACTAGAAGGTGTCGCATTACAATTTATATGTTGTTCTAAACCTAAGATATTGCAGGCTTCTTGATTATTATAGTTCATTATTTGAACACCATTTTGTTGTAAATATCTACGATAATTCCAATTGCTATTTATTTTAGCACTTTGTTGAATACGTTCGTTTATTACCGCTTCTGGTTGATAAGACGTAAATAATCTACCGTCTGAAATTATTGGCGGATAATTAAAATGAATATTATTAGAACCACTATAACAAGTCCAACCGGCCATTTATTATATATATTCTATAATAATAAAAAATTAAAGTAAAGTTATTTTAATTATTATGTCTGCTTTATTTGAAATATCATCTAAATCACAAGTATCTTTTGTTAAACCTTTATTTTTTAAAATATAATATTGTTCTTTTTTTATATAAAGACTTGAAATAGGTAGTTGAAAAAACATATTACCAATGGGAATATCTACTTTATTATGTTCTATTAATTTAGGCAAATCATATATAGATATTTCAAATTGGACGTAAATATTGTTTTTTTCATCTATTTTTATGTAGTCGGGTAATTCCGGTTCACATATTGCAATAATTTCGTTGTAAGATATATCAATATTATCAAAATAATTCTCTCGTCGCCAAAGCGGAACTAAATACAATTTATCATTTACATATAATTTGTATAAATTATTATTTAATAAATCGTTTATGCTTGGATTTAATTTATAAATTTCAACATTTTTATATTTTTCTTCTATTATTTTTTTTATATCTTCTAAAATATCACTTTTAATATGAAGTATTAATTTATATTTAGTTAAAAAAATATAAATGTCTATTAGTGTTTCTTTATCTAAGTTTTCAAATAATTTGAATGTAATGTTTTTTGTATTTAAAACAATCGCATTTATTATTTCATAAATCGATGAATTCGGAGATGAATTAAACATGGTTTTAATAAATATATTTAATATATTTAAATATAACGTCGAATTTGGATTATTAAATTCTATGCTGTCGTCAGAGTCTATTGATTCTGGATGAAGTTCTTCTATTAAATAATCAAATGCTGTCTTTATTTCTTGAAATTTCTTTACAGATTCTAACGAACCACCGTTCTTATCCGGATGGTTTAATAATGCCAGTTTGTGGTACTGTTTTTTTATATCATTTATTGAAATATTATTAAAATATTCGTTATAATTTATTTCTAATATTTGTAATGCTTTTTTAAAGTCCATAAATTAAAACATTGAATAACTTTAAGTTATTTAATTTTTTATAAATATACCTTTTATACCTTTTATACCTTTTATGTAAGTTATTCGTTTAATACCTTCTATGGCTTTTTCTATGTTTATGTGTTTTATGACTTTTATGACGTTTGTGTTTTTTAGACATTTTAATTAAACCATTTGCTCCTTTAACTCCTAAATCAAATCCTGTTGCTAATGTGCCATATACTGTTGAAATTCCTTTTTCAACTACTGGGCCGTATTAACTACTACTTTTTTGGTAACAGTTCCTACCGTATTTAATCCGTCGTTAACTATTTTAAATTTTTTAGCCATTTTCCAGTTTTTACGAGATTTTACCATTTATAAAATATATATATAAAATATATTTGTACCATGAATAAAAATATAAAGATTTTATTTTATTTATTTTTAGTTATAATAATTGCGAACATATTTCACGATGGGTGGTATTGGTTTAACGCATCAATTTCCGAAAATTTTACTGATAAATTTGACGCATTTTGTAAAGCTCAAATAGGCGGGGTTTCTAAGTGTTCCTCGCTAACCCAAAAAAATTGTAATAAAACCGCGTGTTGTGTATGGTTAAATGATAACATTACAGGACAATGTGTTAAAGGAAACGCTAACGGCCCTACATTTAACACGGATAAAAATGGTAAAACTATTAAAAGTAGCTATTATTTTATGAATAAATGTTATGGAGATAAATGTTAAAATAATTATTTAAAAAAATGAATTAAATATATTTCCATAAAATATAGATAGAAATGATTATTCCGATTAAATGTTTTACTTGTGGTATGGTAATTGCTGATAAATATATCTACTATTTAGATGCAGTTAGAGAAAAAAAACTACAAAAAAATACAAATATTGAAAAAATAAATATGAATAAAGTATTATATTTAACAAAAGAAAGGCAAGAAGAAACGCCCGAGGGAATTGTTTTAGATGAATTAAAAATAACGAAACAATGTTGTCGTAGACATTTCCTTACACACGTTGATATTGAATAATTTCTTTTCATAATATATAAATGGGTAAAAGTAAAAAAAGTGGACACAAAAAATTACATTCAAAAACTCGTAAAAATCATTATGGTGGGAATTTAACTTTAGCCTATCCATCTAACAATTTCCCGTCTATTCGTACTCCTGCTTTAGCATATACGGGAAAAGAGGGAAATATAAGTAATGCATATCCGTCTATGGGACCACCTGGCTCAGGGTTTAATTTTTTAAATCCACAAGTCAATCAACGCGGTGGATGCGGATGTTCTACGCCATTAATGACTGGTGGTAATAAATGTTCGTTATGTAATATGAAATTATGGGGAGGAAGTTTACGGGGAGGAAGTTTACTGGGAGGAAGACATAGAATTGGTTGTAAATGTAGTTTATGTAAAAGTAAAATGAGTGGTGGTACTGGTAATAATGGAATACCATATCCAAATGGATTAGTTGGCAGTCCATGGCAACCGTCTGTAAGTTCATGGCCAGGAGTAAATAATGTTTCTGGAGACAGTAATTATTTGGCATATAATACGTATCCTACTGACGTTCAGACTGCTATAATAGATACCAATTCTAATCCTAGTAAATTTACCGGAGGAAAAAGAAAACATAAAAGGAAAAAATTGCGCGGAGGTACTTTATCCAATTTTTTTGGGCAAGATTTAATTAATGTAGGAAGACAATTTCAGTTTGGAGTGGGTAGTGCATATAATGCTTTGGCCGGATATAGCGCACCAGTAAATCCATTACCTTGGAAAGATCAGTTAGTAAATACACCAAGTTTAAGCACTGTTAAGGCAGCATCTTATTACTAAAGTTTTTTTCTTAATATATTACATAAATGTCTCCATTCCCTAAATCGTTAAAAGAACTATGTAGTCCCGCATTAATTTATTTTATTATTTCTATTATTGCATTAGTAATTATATTATTACAAAATTTGGGAGATAACACTAGTTATAATTTAGGCACGTTTAGTTGTAAAGTTCCAAATACGGCTGTTGTATTTATTATAAAACTAATATACATCTTGTTTTGGACTTGGATATTAAATTTAATATGTAAAGATGGTCATACAAACATTTCATGGTTGTTAATTTTATTGCCATGGTTATTATTATTTGTAATAATGGGTTTAGTAATGTTAAATATTTAGTAATTTTTTTATAATAATATATATGAAAAAAACTATACGTAAACGAAAAACTACACGAAAAACTTATCGTAAAAAATTTTGCCCTCCTAATAAAACAATTAGTTTGAGAGATAAAAAAAAAAGATGTATCAATATTATCAATAGAAGCATCTGTTTAAAACAAAATAAAGAATTTAACAAAACATCTAAAAAATGTAGAATTCCTTGTAAAAACACAGAAGAAAGAATTATGCGAAAAGATGGTAGAGGATCGAGATGTCGTTTAAAATGTCTTAATAATCAAGAAAGAGGTAGCAAATTTTGTAGATATAAATGCCCATCTGGGTTTATACGGCGTAATAGATTAGATAATAGAGGAACTAGATGTTATAAATTAAAATAAATATATATTATAAGTAAAACTTATGAAAATTAAAAATGGATATATGTATAAAAATAATGGATGGATTTATGTGCATATTAATGGGGCACCTAAAGAAAGAGGATATGCGTACGGATATTTATGTGCAAATGAGTTTAAAGAAATACAGAAAATGTTAGAATACTTTGTATTTGAAACATTTGGGTATTCATGGGCTGATATGGTAAAAATGATTAATCAATCTTTTAAAGAGTTAACAAAGATTAAATTTAGAGAATTATATGACGAAATGGAAGGCATCGCCGACGGATGTAACGCAAACGGATGTAATACTTCATTAGATGAAATTATTGCTTGGAATTTTTATTTATCGATGCCATATTGGTTTTCATTTAAATCGGATTCACATATTGGTAAAGAAGGTGGAGGAGGAAATAGAAATAAAACCGATGATAAATGTAGTGCTATTATTGCAGTCGGGGATTGGACTACAGACGGAAAAATTGTTGTCGCACATAATTCGTTTACTGATTATATAGACGGACAATTTTCAAATGTTATACTTGATTTATATCCGGACAATGGATATAGAATAATAATGCAAACCTCTCCTTGTTGGATATGGAGTGGTACTGATTTTTTTGTAACATCCGCTGGTATTATAGGAACTGAAACAACCATTGGAGGGTTTCAGCCTTATGAAGAAAAATATCCGGTCGGATATCGGATAAGAAAAGCAATGCAATATGGTACAACAATGGACGATTATATTATTATATTGTTAGAAGAAAATTCTGGCGACTATGCTAATTCATGGTTGTTCGGAGATATTAAAACAAACGAAATATTACGTTTAGAGTTAGGATTAAAATATCATAGCATTTCACGTACTAAAAATGGCTATTTTATTGGATTTAATGCGACCTATGACCCACGAATACGTAATTTAGAAGTTGTAAATAGCGGATTTTATGACATACGTAGACATCAAGGCGCCAGAAGAGTTCGATTAGAAGAATTAATTACCCAGTATAAAGGTAAAATTAACATTGATGTTGCTAAAAAAATTATTGCGGATCATTATGATGTGTATTTAAAAAAAATAAATCCTAGTTCTAGGACGGTTTGTTCACATTATGATTTAGACGCACGCGAATATATGTCACAGGCAGATAGACCTAAACCTTATGCCCCACACGGCACATTAGACGGAATCGTGTGTGATACAAAATTGGCAGAAAATATGTCTTTTATAGCTAGATTTGGTAATTCGTGTGGCATACATTTTAACAAAGATAAGTTTTGTAAACAGCATATACAGTATAGTAATATATGTTTTTTTTTAAAGGATAGACCTTCACAACCATGGACATTATTTCAAAGTTATCATTTTGACAAAATTAAATATAATAAAAATAAACAAAAACTGATAAAATTAATGCATAGTAATAAATATATTAAAATTAATGACGAAAAAAAAAATTATTTTACTACTAATGGGTTAATTAAACATAATTATTATACAGATACTGATATTACATATATTGAACCTAAAAGTAATAGAGATTTGTATTTAATTAAAAATAAAACTGTGCGAAATAAAAAGCCTATTAAAAGGAAAAAAACTGTTAAAAAGAAACATAATATATAAGAGAATAATTTATATAAATATATGATATATAATTATATAAATGGCTGAAAAAGATGAAATATCTTGGAAATTAATTGATAAATATTTTAAAGATAACCCAAACAATTTGGTAGCTCACCATCTTGAATCTTATAACGATTTTTTCAAAAATGGAATAAAACGCATATTTTATGAAAACAATCCTATACGTTTTATTGAAAGAGAAGATGAAAGCAATGGATCAAAAAGAAACGAATGTTTATTGTATTTAGGAGATAAAGACGGTTCAAAAATATATTTTGGTAAACCAATTATTTATGATGATAATAGTAGGGGAGCACATTATATGTTTCCTAATGATGCTCGTCTAAGAAATATGACCTATGGTATAACTATACATTATGATGTAATTGTTGATTTTATTTATTATGTCGGCGGTGAGAGAAAAGAACATACATTGACCTTATCAAAAATATATTTGGGCAGATTTCCGATTATGTTACAGTCTGATTTATGTATATTAAAATCACTTGATAAAAACGTGCGATTTAATATGGGAGAGTGTCGTAACGATTACGGAGGTTATTTTATTATTGACGGTAAAGAAAAAGTAATCATATCACAAGAAAAGTTTGCAGACAATTTACTTTATATCAGAAAAAATAAAGACGATGATATTTACAGTCATTCCGCAGAAATACGTTCAGTTTCGGAAGACTCGTCTAAGCCTATTAGAACTACTGCTGTTAAAATTATTGCTCCTTCTCCTAGATATTCTAATAATCAAATTGTTGTAGCAATACCGAATGTAAAAAAACCAGTTCCTTTATTTATTTTAATGCGTGCATTAGGTATTTTATCTGATAAAGATATTATTAAAACCTGTCTATTAGATTTGGATAAGAATGTTTCTTATATTGACTTATTTATTCCGTCAGTACATGACGCCAATCGTGTTTACTCTCAAAAGGTTGCGTTAGAATTTATAGCAGAATTAACTAAACGAGGAACTATATCGGGCGTCCAAGAAATATTGTCAGATTATTTTTTACCGCATATTGGCGAACTAAATTTTATTGATAAAGCTTATTTTATAGGATATATGGTATATCGTTTATTAAAAGTATATACCAAAGAAGAAAAACCAACTGACAGAGATAATTTTGGCTTTAAACGTGTAGAATTATCTGGGTCGCTTATTTATGATTTATTTAGAGAATATTATTTAATACAAAAAAAAGATATTTCACGTAAAATTGATGAAGAATATTATTATCATAAAACCGAATATAAAGAAATAGAAAAGGGTAAAACAAAAGAAAAAACTGACGAAAATAGATATAAAGATAATTTTATCGGATTAATTGAAGCAAATGTTAAAACTTTTTTTAAAGATCGTATTGTCGAACAAGGATTTAAAAAAGCATTTAAAGGAAATTGGGGGGCGGACGCACATACTAAACGCATTGGAGTCGTCCAAGACCTTAACCGATTAAGTTGGAATACTTTTATATCACATTTACGAAAAATTAATTTACCTTTAGATGCAAGTGCAAAGGTAGTAGGCCCTCGTTTATTAAATAGTTCACAATGGGGATTTATTGATCCTGTTGATACTCCGGATGGCGGAAATATTGGATTGCATAAACATATGACTATTGTTACTTATATAACCAGTGGATGTTCTTATTATCCATTAATGAAATGGTTACGTGCCAATACACCATTAAAATTAATATTAGAATGTTCGCCAGAAGAATTATCTAATAGTACTAAGATATTTATCAATGGTAGGTGGGTCGGAGTAGTCGACCACCCTATTTCATTAAAAGAAAATGAGTTAGGACTTATTGAATTGTTAAAATTATATAGGAGAAATGGATTAATATCTATTTATACAAGTATTTCTTTTAATTACGAACATAACGAAATTAATATTTTTACGGATGCTGGTAGACTAACTAGACCCATATTTTATATTGATAACGGTAAAATCAGTTATGAAAGGAAAAAAATAATGGAATTATTATTAGAAGAAAAAATTACATGGGAACAAATTATATCCGGTTTTAAAAAAAAAGCTGATGATAATTATTTAACTAAAAACAATAAATTATATAACATTAAAGATTTATATCCCGATTTAGATGGTTCTCTCGATAAAATTTATTCGGAAATGCAAGAATATAAATCATTAGTTGATTATGTTGATACCTCTGAAGAAGAAACCGCTCTTATCACAAATGATCCTAAAAATATTGACAAAAAAACTTATTATACGCATTTAGAAATTGATCCTTCTTTGTTATTAGGTGTTATGGGGAACCTCATACCGTACCCAGAAAATAATCAATTCCCGAGAAATGTTTTTTCATGTGGGCAAAGTAAGCAAGCAGTATCCGTATATCATTCTAATTATCAAATGAGAATAGATAAAATGGGTGTTATTTTAAATTACGGACAAATTCCATTAATTAAATCCCGTTATTTAGAATATATTAATAGTGAAGAACAACCTTACGGGGTAAATGCTATTGTCGCAATTATGTGTTATACTGGATATAATGTAGAAGACGCTATTCTTATAAATGAGGCTTCTATTCATAGAGGGATTTTTAGGACGACTTATTATACCAGTTATGAAACGAGAGAAGAAAGTTCTAAGGTTACTAAAGGCACCAGTTCTAAATTTGCAAATATTGAAAAAAATAATGTTATACGAAAAAAACAGGGATATGACTATAGTTATTTAGATGATTACGGATTAATTAAAGAGAATGTTGAATTAAATGACAAAATTATACTAATAGGTAAAATTAACTCTAATATAGAGAAAAAAGACGTATGGATTGATGACTCGGTTAAATCTAAAAGAGGTCAACTAGGTTATGTAGATAAATCATTTATTACGTTAGGGGAAGAAGGGTTTAACATTGCTAAAGTTAGAATACGCGAAGAGAGAATACCTGCTATTGGCGATAAAATGGCCTCACGCTGTGGTCAAAAAGGCACATTAGGGTTGATCATTCCTGAGAAAGATATGCCGTTTTCCGAAAACGGTATTCGACCAGATTTAATTATTAACCCACACGCAATCCCGTCAAGAATGACTATCGGACAAATTATTGAATCGTTGTTTGGTAAACTATGTTTGTCTTATGGTGGGTTTGGTGACTGTACAGCATTCCAAGTTAAGGGGTCTAATTATTCAACTTACGGGCCGTTATTGGTCGAGAGAGGATTTCATTCTTCTGGAAATGAAATATTATATAATGGTATGAATGGCGAACAAATATCAAGTGATATTTACATTGGTCCCACTTATTATATGAGATTAAAACATATGGTTAAAGATAAAATAAATTATCGTGCTAGAGGCCCCAATACAGTATTAACTAGACAACCCGTACAAGGTAGAGCAAATGATGGCGGGTTACGTATCGGTGAAATGGAACGTGACGGAGTTCTCGGACATGGAATGTCAGAATTTTTAAATGAAAGTTTTTTAGTAAGAGGCGATGAATATTATTTGGCTATTTGTAATAAAACCGGATGTGTAGCTATTTATAATGAAACTCGTAACTTATTTTTAAGCCCTGCTACGGATGGACCTATTCAATTTGTCACTAATCCTGATGGAACTCTAAATATTAAGAATGTTTCTAAATTTGGTAGATCATTTAGTATTATAAGAATACCTTATGCATTAAAATTATTAATACAAGAATTACAGACTATGAACGTACAAATGCGTATTATAACGGATGAAAATGTTAATCAAGTATTAAGTCTCTCTTATTCTGACAACGTAAATAAATTATTAAAAGACAATGGTGATTTAACATCTTTAATATCTAAATATACTTCTGAGATAAATAAGGCATTGAATGAAGCACAATATACTAAACCAAATATTGAAATTCCAAAAACATCTTTGGCAAATGAACCACAACCTTCTTATGAATTCGCACCGGAATCACCTCCTTATGCTTCATATTCTCCCGCTTATGAACCTACTACTAACTCACCCACTTATACTTCTAATTCCCCTGTGTATGAAGTACCTGAATCCCCTTCTAATTCCCCTGTGTATGAAGTACCTGAATCCCCTTCTAATTCTCCTGTTTATGAAGTACCTGAATCCCCTTCTAATTCACCCACGTTTACTATTTCAATAAAAGATGATAAACAGACTGGGGGAGACAAAAATGTTACTATTTTAGATACTGAAATCCCAAAAAATGAAGAAAAAGAAATTGCGCAAAATAATATTAAAGTAATTAAACTGCCAGATAAAAATAACATTTAAATAAAAATGAAATAAATATTAAGTTATATAATTATATTATATATGGAAGCTTTTAACTCTACAAATTTAACCGAAATATACAATTCGCGTAATATTTTATTAGAAATTCTTGAATCCTTAGATTATGATACTAAAGATTATACAGGATTTAGTATTAATGAAATTAGTATTATGAAACAAAATAATCAATTAGATATGTTGTTAGAGAGAAAAGATAAACAAAAAAAAATTTACGTCCGATATTATTTTGAAAAATCTATTAAATTATCGAATTTACAAAATATGTTAGATGATTTGTTTTATTTAACTCAGACATTAACTAAAAATGACGTTTTATTTATTATTAAAGAGGATGAAATAAATGATACATTAGTTAGTGACCTAAAATATATCTGGGAAACTGACAGCATTTTTATTGTTGTCGAAAATATTAAACGATTACAATTTAATATACTTAAACATACATTACAGCCTAAATTTAAAATTATTGATGATGACAAACAAATACAAGATATAATGATTAAATATAATATTACGGACAAAAATCAGTTTCCAGAAATTTCTAGAATGGACCCAGTAGCACGTGTATTATGTTTAACACCCGGACAAATATTACATTGCTTACGCCCCAGTAAAACCGCTATTACTACAGATTATTATAGAATTTGTGTTTAAAAACTATATAAATATAAATAAAATATAACTATATTAATATGAATAGTTATATTCAACCTTCTACTACTTGTTACACTGTTTACACAAAATCTAATTGTATATATTGTTTTAAGGTAAAACAGTTATTTAAAGATTATGATGTAAAATTTATTGAAGTAAATTGTGATGAGTATTTAATGGAAAATAGGGCAGGATTTTTAGAATTCATAAAATCAAATTCAAATAGAGATTATAAAACATTTCCAATGGTATTTAATTGCGGCGTTTTTATTGGAGGTTATAATGAAACTATTAGACATCTTGAAAAGGAATTTATTGAATTTAATGATTTTTTTTAATAATTCAATTTAATTTGAATACAAATAATAATTTAAAGATATCAAAAATTGTTCGATCATATGTTAACTGCAGTTGAACTAACTAAATGTTTGAATAGAATTAATTATTGTTTATTTTACGGCTGACTTTTATATAATTAAATATAACAAATATATAAGACAATAAATGGCTGATATTAATTTAAATAATTATACTAAACCAGAAGTTTTTCACGAAAAATTAGATGCGTTGACAAATTCTCTACCGGGTATTTTAGATCAATTTAAAAAAGCATATTTATTTTACAATAAACGTCCACAAAATACTGAATACCAACAAATTTATGAAAGCAGTAAAAGTAATTTAAGTAATTTTAACTCAGATGTATTTTTATTATCTAATAATATTGAACAAAATACGGAACAATTAAATTATATGTTGCTAAAATTAAATATGTTAATTGAAAATGAAAAACAAATAAATAAAGAATTAAAACATAAAATTAGTGTCGTTGAAAATAAGGAAACCGCCGCAAATGAATTAATTAGCGATTATAAAACGTTATATGGATTAAATTACACTAAAAATTGGGGGCTATTTTTAAGTATTTTAATTAGCAGTTATGCGATTTATAAAGTTTATAAAAATAAGATTTAAAAGTTACAATTAATTAATTAAACCCACTCTACGTAAAAGTGTTGTTATTTTTGTCGTATAGATATTTAATATATTATTGTATACACCCTTCGTATGCCTTATATAAGGCCTATAAAATTCGCGTATTTTTGGTGTAAAATTCTCTTTTTTATTTTTAAACGTAAAATAAATAAGTATTAGACATAAAATAAATATATAAATTATAAAATATTTCATATATAATATTGTAATTTTAAAATTTTATCTTTTTAATTTTTTACTTTCAATACATTTTTCTTTTTCAATTCATACTCTTGTATAATAATTATTTTTAAATTAAACTATATAAAATATATAATTTATATAAAATACAAATGGAAAATCTAAATATTATTATTTGTGGCGTTGTTAAAAATTGTAGACTGAAATTAGATAATAATATACGACTTGCGATTGAAACCGGTAAATTATTTAATACATATAAAATTGTCATTTATGAAAATAATTCTACTGATGGTACAAAAGAAGTTTTACAAAATTATAAGAGTAATCCATATTTTAAAATCATCTCGGAAGATATTGATTATGACAAAATTAAATCAGATAGTAAAATATGGACTTATACTGAAATTACTGGTAGTGATGCACCATGTAGAATTGAACAAATTTGTAATAGTAGAAATAAAGTTATTGAAGAGATAAATTCCGCAGAATATGAACGTTTTAACTATGTTATATGGATTGACTTAGATTCTAATGGGTGGCTACCTCAAGGCATTATTAATTCTTTCTATCAATCTGATAAATGGGATATTGTATACGCCAATGGGATTGATAATAATAAAAATTACTATGATTTGTACGCATATAGAGGTCAAAATCAACTTTTTGGGCCTGAAATAATTGGAGAAGTATTTTGGACAAATATGAGACAACTACAGTTTAATAATAATATGTTGTTACCGGTTTATTCTGCTTTTGGTGGTATTGGTATTTTTAAAAAAAACATTTTTAAGACATATAAATACGATTGTATTGTAAATGACGCAGTTAAATATTATTATTATAATTTATTAAGTAATATTTCTTTACCTGACAATATTATTAACTGTATAAAAAATATTGACTACAAATTTCCCAGTGGATATATGGACAAAAATAACTCTATTTTTTGGAAATCTAACTCCGGTTATAAACAACCAGTAGTTTGTGAACATGTATGTTTAAATCTTTCTTTAATTAATAATGGATATAAAATTTATATTAACCCTAAAATGATATATTTTAGGTAATTAGTATGCCGTATACATACCATCAAATCCTGTAAAGGGTTCCGCATTTTCTGAAGAATGTGATACATTTATTATTGGCATCGTGTTAGACGATTTTTTGCGTCTTATATTATCTTCTAATTCAATTAAATTAAAACCTTCTTTGCTTTGTTCCTTTTTAACCACTATTGCTTGTTTTTTAGTATTATTATCTATATTTAATTTAGCGGTTTTTACAATATTTTCTTTTGGTATTTCATTTTTTGAAGCATCTGTTGTAAAACTTTCAAAATAATTTACATTATTTAAGTTATAATTAAAAATAAACACTATTAACAATACAGCAATTATTCCTAAATTTTTGTTTGTGTAAGATATTATTAATATAAAAATTACTAATATTAGTCTTCCTAAAGGGGTATCATATAATAACGATAACATTGTTGTTTGGCTTAATATTATTATTAGTAAAATTGTCGCCAACAAACTTAGGTAATTTTTATTTAAACGATTAAATTCCATATATAAATATTCATATATTTTTTATTTCAAGACGATTTTATAAATTATTATCTAAATTTTAATTAAGAATGTCTTTAGCTATATATGCCGCACCATTTGATAATTCAACAATTGAACCTATGTCTAATGATCAATCAGATTTTATTAATCAAAAACGACTACTTATGCATAATAAAACACAAAAAGCAACGAAAGAAGGTTTTAATACAAGAAAAGTTAACTCAGTTTTAGAAAAAATACACAATCGTGATTCGGATGACGATGATGATGATAATTATTTTACACCTCCTAATAAACCACAATCAGTAGGGGTTAGTAGAACAATCGCGAGAGAAGAAATGATGACTCTTACTAATCAAAACTCTTTGACTCCGAAGTTTATTGGGAATGCTCCAAAACCAAACTATTCCGACGATAATTTAGAAGTTAATTATTATAATCCTTCTCCTGAAATGGATAGAAAACAGGCCGATGACTATTATAAAAAAATATTACCTGCTTATTTACAACAAAATGTAAATACAAATGTTAATAACCCTTATCGAGAGACTAATCAGTCATTAAGTAATAATGATATATTAATACAAAAAATGAATTATATGATACATTTACTTGAAGAAAATAAAGATGAAAAAACGAATAATGTTACTGAAGAAGTTGTGTTATATTCTTTTTTAGGCATTTTTGTTATATTCGTCGTGGATTCATTTGCACGGGTAGGAAAATATGTTCGTTAATATATTAACAAAACAATTTAAACTTATTTACATCTATATAGTAATGATTAGTTATTTAGTAGTACATACTAAGCACGAAGGTTGTTATGATAGACCTATTTATGAAGATAAAGAAGAGAGATTGCGATATATTACAATACGTATAAATCCTCCAAAAATATTTATGTTTCAAGACAGAGACCAAGCAATGACTTTTTTTAAGGAATATATTCAAGATTTAGATAATCCTGACGATAGGTGTAAAAATGACGACGATCTTGAGCATGTCCCGAATTGTGGTTGTGGTGTAAGAGACGATTATGAAAATCCTACATTTTTTTATAATAAGAGAAATCAAGTATTTTTTTTAGAGAATGGCCCACAAGTACTTTTACCTCCACCAAAGGTTAAACGACAAATTGATGACTTAAATACAACTAATTATTTAATAAGAAAAGCGAAAATTTTAGAAAAAGAATATTTAACACAAAAAAAAGAGTTATGTAAGGTTTGTGAGGAATGCACTTTTTTAAGTGATTCTGAAGACGATGAACCTGTTAAAAAAGGACCTACAAAAAAGTCTTAGTGAATTATTAAACATTTCTCTGGTTTAAAAGTGGGATAAGCAAAATTATAAAAAAAATATGCGGTTGGACTAGTTATAGTCGGTTTAGTTTTTTTCATTATATTAGATATTATAATATTATTATGGGATATGTTTTCAATAGCACAATAACCAAAATTATTTTTGAATGCTATTTCCCAAAAACTTATTTTAAAACCTTGTATAAAAATATTGTCATTATTTCTATCTGAATTAATACTTGCAAAACAACTTAATACTTCCATACCTTTTTCTATATCTACACACGATTTTCTGAAAAAATATACAGCAATTATTTTATTATTGTAAATTATTGCATTTATAAAAATATTTTTGGTCTTTATTAGTTCAATAATATTTGTAATTTCATTTGTAATTATAATATCAAAATTCGGTTTATTATTATTAATAAATTCATATAATAAATATAAATTTTCTTTATTTACTTCAATTAAAGTATAATAAGCTAATAATTTGTAAGGTTTTGTCCATTTTTTTACTGAAAATCCGTAGGTTGAATACACGCATAATGGTATAATACCTGTTAATTCTTCTTCTCTCTTAAATAAGGAAACAACAATATTTTTATTAAGATAACTTTGATTATAATGATGGGTTTGTATTAATTGTGATGCGATTCCTTTTTTTCTATAATTTTTATGTACACATAAATAATCCGCATAATAAACTGTCATTGTTTCTTTATCCTTATGTATATACACATTTAACGGTCTACTAGTAATTACACCGACCAATTTATCTTCCGTAATTGTGAGATTGGTTTTTGTATCTATTAAATAATTGTCTTTAAAATAGAGCGAAAGAAAAGGACTAAAATTATGTCCGTAAAAATAAGGGGTTATATTATTCTCTCCTGGGTTATAAATATTATCTTTGTTTTGCAAATAATATTGCCTTATAAAATTAATGAATTGAGATAATTTATGGCTAGGTGTTTCTGAATAAATATATGTCTTTATATTAGTAAAATTTATATATTTGTTCTTTTCTGGTAAATGATGATTAATAATTCCGGGAGGAAACAAATAATATCCGATATTATATATATGAAATACGGGCTGAATAAACCAAAACCCATATTTATATTTAATATATACATAACATGTGATTAGAGAAATAGATAACAATAATATAAATAAATAAATACTATTCATATTATTTTATTAGTTTAAAATATACTTATTTTAACTTACTTTTTTTACTTATTAATAAATTTATTAAACTACTTAAAGAACTTTATTTATAACCACTTCTTTTACAATATTTTTCAGAATTTTTGTTTCCTTTTCGTAGTCATTATCTCCAGATCCGCCCATTGTTTCTATTACCAGAATATCATACTTATCTGAATATTTGGATGTGCTGGTTCCATAATCCGGGTACCTCTTTTTAAACTCTGGGATTAATAACATATTTTTATTTGTGGTTTTTTTAATTAATTTACGTGTTTTTGTATAATTTTCGTCTTCCTTTTGCCAAACATTATCTTCTTTTACATAAAGTACTTCTCTCTTCTTATCTGTACAATGTAAGGGTCTTTGAGTTATATCCAAGTCTTTTAAGTTCTTGATAATAATGTTAGATATTCCGTTTACAAACCCAATTTCTCCAACTTTTTCAAAATCATCGTATTCAATTTGGAGAGAATTAATAAACTCTGACATATTCATCGCATCTTTACAAGTTTCGTTTAAAAAAACGTTAAGATTAAAGGTTTTATTATTACTATTATTTGTAATTGTATTATTAGTTGTCATTGTATTTGTAATAATACCTGATTTCACGACTTCTATTATTGTATTTTTCATGATTTCACTATTTTCTTTCATTAAATACATAAACAATTCTTTTATATTATCTTCTTTTTTTAAACATTGTTTTTTATGTTTCCATAATCCATTATATGACTTATATTCTTTATTACATTTTTCACAGCATAATTTTTTTACGGATTTTTTCGGATTTTTTGTTTCGCTGACATCACCTAATGACACTGACATATGTTTTATGGTCAGAAGGTGTTTTTTGTAATCTTTTTTATCACACGTTGTATAATAACATTTTTCACAATTATATGTTCCGGATTTTTTCGGATTTTTTACATCACCTAAAATTTCCATTTTTATTAGACAAAGATTTTATATTTCTTTGAAATGGATTTAATTTTTAAATAATTTTAAAAATTATGCTAACAATTTTTAAATTAAAAATTTTGGAACCTTACCTTAATTTTTTTTATGGTAACAAATTTAACTTTTTTCAAGGAATTGTTTGGAATTCTAGAAAATGGACATTTTAAAAATGTCCAAAATCAACTTTCCCAAAATACTTTCCTCAAAAATTTTGAATTTTTCTTGTTTTATATAATATATTGAAACAACTTAAAGAACCTTGTTTATTACAACCTCTTTCACAATATTTTTCAGAATTTTTGTTTCCTTTTCAAAGTCATTATCACCAGATCCACCCATTGTTTCTATTACCAGAATATCATACTTATCTGAATATTTGGATGTGCTGGTTCCACAATCGGGGTACCTCTTTTTAAACTCTGGGATTAATAACATATTTTTATTCGTTGTCTTTTTTATTAACTTTCGTGTTTTTGTATAATTTTCGTCTTCCTTTTGCCAAACATTATCTTCTTTCACATAAAGTACTTCTCTCTTCTTATCCGTGCAATGTAAGGGTCTTTGTGTTATATCCAAGTCTTTCAAATTCTTGATAATAATGTTGGATATTCCGTTGACAAAACCAATCTCTCCAACCTTTTCAAAATCATCATACTCAATTTGGAGAGAATTAATAAACTCTGACATATTCATTGCATCTTTGCATGTTTCATTTAGAAATACATTTAAATTAAAAGTTTTATTATTGCTATTATTTGTAATAGTCGTATTATTCTGATATTTACATACATCTGTTATTTTACTTGTTAGTTCGTTATTTTGTTTAATAATATCTTGGTTTTGCTTTAATACATCTTTAACTGTTTCCTGATTTTGTTTTACCATATCTTTGACAACCGCCTGATTTTGTTTTACTACATCTATTATTAGTGAAGTAAGTTTTTCAACTATTAAATTATCATAATTAATATCTGTATTATTTTCAACTATTAAATTATCATTATAAATGTCTGTATTATTTTTAAATGTGCATTTTTTCTTATGTCTCCATAATCCAGAATTATCATTATAGTTCTTACCACAAACACATGTAAATTGTTTTTGTAAGTTAGGGGTTTTTGGGGTTTTTTCCATTGAAAAACATTGATTATTATTGATAAAATGTTTTTTGGTTTGTAAATGTTTATTATAGTCTTTTTTATTACACGTATTAAAGTCACATAAAATACAACTAAATTCAGGGGTTTTTTTGGGTTTTTTTTGATTGCTAAACATTGCTTATTTTATTAGACAAATATTTTATTTTTATATTCTTTTTTTTGAATTTTAAAATTTATGCTAACAAATTTTTTCATTTTCATTTTCATTTGTTACCTTAATTTTTTTTATGGTAACAAATTTAACTTTTTTCAAGGAATTATTTGGGATTCTAGAAAATGGACATTTTAAAAATGTCCAAAATTAAGTTTCCCAAAATACTTTCCCCAAAAATTCTTGATTTTTCTTGTTTTATATAATATATTGAAACTACTTAAAGAACTTTATTTATTACTACCTCCTTCACAATATTCTTTAAAATCCTTGTTTCCTTTTCGTAGTCATTATCTCCAGATCCGCCCATTGTTTCTATTACCAGAATATCATACTTATCTGAGTATTTCGATGTACTGGTTCCACAATCCGGATACCTCTTTTTAAACTCTGGGATTAATAACATATTTTTATTCGTTGTCTTTTTTATTAACTTTCGTGTTTTTGTATAATTTTCGTCTTCCTTTTGCCAAACATTATCTTCTTTCACATAAAGTACTTCTCTCTTCTTATCTGTACAATGTAAGGGTCTTTGAGTTATATCCAAGTCTTTCAAGTTCTTGATAATAATATTAGATATTCCGTTGACAAAACCTATCTCTCCAACTTTTTCAAAATCATCGTACTCAATTTGGAGAGAATTAATAAACTCTGACATATTCATCGCATCTTTACAAGTTTCGTTTAAAAAAACGTTAAGATTAAAGGTTTTATTATTACTATTATTTGTAATAGTTGTATTATTCTGATATTTACATACATCTGTTATTTTACTTGTTAGTTCATTATTTTGTTTAATTATGTCTTGATTCTGTTTTACGACATCAATTATGAGAGAAGTTAGTTTTTCAACTGTTAAATTTTCATTTTTTATAGTATTGTTTATTGGACTAATATACGTACATTTTTGTTTGTGCGTAAATAATCCTTGTCTATGTTTATATTCTTTACCACAAATGCATTTAAAATTATTAGGTACTAATTGTTCTTTTTTGTCATTATTTGTCATCATTTTATGTTTTACAGTTGATAAATGTCTATCATACTGACTTTTACGTGACGTATTATAATCACATAAAAAACAAGAAAATTTTTTTGAACTAATGGAACTTTTTTTGTCATTATTTGTCATTATAAATTGAATGACAAAAAAAGTTCCTAAACATAAACAAATTATAATTTTTAAAATTTATGCTAACAAATTTTAATTTATCTTTTTGGAAACCTTACCTTAATTTTTTTTATGGTAACAAAATAACTTTTTTCAAGGAATTATTTGGGATTCTAGAAAATGGACATTTATAAATGTCCAAAATTAAGTTTCCCAAAATACTTTCCCCAAAAATTCTTGATTTTTCTTGTTTTATATAATATATTAAAACAACTTAAAGAAAATATGCGTTGTCTAATTTTTAATAATCTAAGCAAGCCTAAAATATAAGGGCTTGTTCGTTACCGAACTTAATGGTAAATAGCGAGTTTTTGTCGGATAATAAAAAATTGAATTTATTAAATATTAAAATAGTAACAACATAGTTTAATAAAGGAATGGAATTTACTAAATTATCTAAACAAGAACTTTTAGCAATGTGTGAAGAAAAAGGAATTAAAAAATGTAAGTCAAAAAATAAAGAAGAATTGATTGACTTACTTCAAAATAAACCGGTCGAAGAAAAAGAATCCTCGGCTATTACACAAAATATAATTGAGGTTAAAAATATTACTGGTATAGAATACCTGAAAACAATCGGTAATAATAGTATTGATTTAATATTAACTGATCCACCATATATAATATCAAAAGATAGTGGTATGAATGAACATTATAATAATGTTAAGTTTAATGAAGAAAACGAAATTACACAGGTAAAAACAGAAGAAGAATGGGAAGAATATAAATCTATTAATAAAATAGAAGATGATATAAATAAAGATAAATATATTAAATATGGTTCAGTATATGGAAAAAAATATTGCGTAAAAACGGATTATGGTAATTGGGACAATGAATTTACGATGGAAATATTAGAACAATTTATTGGTGAATATTATAAAAAATTAAAAAAAGGAGGAACATTAATTATGTTCTTTGATTTATGGAAAATAACAGAACTAAAATATTTATTAGAAAAATATAAGTTTAAACAAATTAGGTTTATTGAATGGATTAAAACTAATCCCCAACCGAGAAATAGTAAAGTAAATTATCTAACTAATTGCAGAGAAATTGCATTAATTGGTGTTAAAGAAGGTAATCCTACGTTTAATAGTTCATATGATAATGGTATATATATGTATCCGTTACAAGGCGGAAAAAATAGATTCCATCCTACTCAAAAAAGTTTAGTGTTATTTGAAGAATTAATTAAAAAACATTCAAACGAAAATGATACCATATTAGATACATTTTTAGGTTCTGGAACTACTGCTATTGCTTGTAAAAATACTAAACGTAATTTCAAAGGTTGTGAAATATTAAAAGAATATTACGACAAAATATTGGAAATTTTATAATGTTAGATCTACGATTTCAAATTTATCTTTAAATAAATTTAATAACTTTTCGAATGCCCAACGAAATTTAATACAATCACGATGATTATGAATTTGAAACTCGCCAATTGTAATTGCATTAATAATAATACTAGTACTTTCATTCCATCCCTTATTTTTTATGATATGACTAAAAGAAATATCGTAATTTGTCCAGTTTATTTTTTCTATTAATTTGATAAATAATATTATGTTTTTATGTTTATTGTAATATATGATAGGACAATCAAAAGTATTTGAAGCATATGTATCTAATAATGTCTTTATATTTGTTTCAATATAGTTTTTAATTTGGTCTCTCCAAGATTCGATGTCAAGTAAATTTATTTTAAAATATTCGCAAAATTTCTTTTTTGTCGGTTGTCCTATAACCTGTGGGCAAACCTTGCCGTCTTTTTTTGTTGTTTTAGCACTTAAATGATTTTTATCATCAATAGTTACGAAATCATATTTATTTCCATTTTTAGCAATGTGTTTTATTTTAAACGGAAAATTATTTTTTAGTTTATGTAATTTATTTTTTATATTATTTGCTTCTTCCAAACTATATTTATATTTTCCGTCATATTCAATTTCGTATAATAAACATATTGCCATTTCAAATATCTTACCTAAATCTTCTGTTAAAACTTCTTTCTTTTGGTTTTCTGTAATGTCTGTATTTGTTAGACTGTTTATCTCCATATTGTTTATTATCAAATAAATATAAAACATTTCATTTTTTTTAACTTGGTTTAATAAAAATATATAAAAACTGATTTTCGTATGCACATTTTAATAGGTCAATTTTTGCATGAATAATAAATCCGGCATTCTGCGCATAATCTACTATAGTAGATATATTTTCCATATATAATTTTTGTTCTTGTTTACGAGTATTCCCATCGTTAAATTTAAATTTTTCTTGGAATACAGCAATGTCATTTTCTGAGTCTAAATTAAAATTAGACTCATATTGGAATTCATTAAATGTTATTTTTGTATGTGTAATTCTTTCTTTGGCATATTTTTGCGGTGAGACAATGTATAATGGATTACCTGGGGGTAAAATAGGATCAAATTTGTCTCTGTCGACTAAATGAATAACTAAATACCCCCCAGGCATTAACCAATTCATACAATTATTAAAAAATTGTTCTTTATTTGGAAAGAAATAAATCGTAAAATATAAACATAATATATGAGTTACCGAATTATAATTTAATAAACTACTGTCTAACGCATTTCCAACTTCAAATTTATAATTTGGATATTTTTCCTTAGCTGTTTTAATCATTGACGGAGAGATATCAATGCCTAATACATTTAATCCATTTTGAGAAAGGGCTGCTACATGATGTCCGGTACCACACCCGATGTCGACAATAATACTAGTATTGTCAGGTAGTGTTTTATTAACAATAGCACCTATTTCATAGTCATTTTTAACATTACTAAAAACCAAATAATCATAGATATTTGAATAAAAATCGTCGTAAATATCATTGTTTTCTTTGAATACAAATTTTTCATTTTGTATAAATCCTTCTCTCTTTTTAACAAATATATTTTTAAAAAACATAATTAAAATAAGTAATATGGATATAAATAACAGTATTTTGCCATAGTTAGAAATTTTGTTGTAAACATTTGTAATTGATTTTACAATTTTCATTTATGTATATTATTGTTATTTTTTTTGGTAGTATATAAAAATAATGTCTATCACTAAAATAAATGAAAACACAGAAATAGACGATATAAGAAGTATATCGGATTTTAAAGGGATATCCTTTTCTAATTTTAAAAAAACAGATGTTAAAAAAGAATTATTAAATAGTTTAATTAATTCAAAAATAGAACCAGCTTGTTATTGGTGTGCGGAATTAATATGTGCAGGGCATTACAGTGACATATGGGATATTATTATATTATTTTATAGTAAATATATTCATTTAGGAAATCCTAAAATAGCGAGTTATATTGAGTTAAGAATTGAAAACTTTAAAACAATAGTAAATAATGGTTACGACAATAATGAATTATCGATGCGAAATAACGGAAAAATAAGACATATATTTTGTGAAATAATGTGTATATTATGTGACGCTAAAAGAAAACATTCTTATAATGAGATTAAAATAAAAAAAGAAGAAATGGATATCACTATAATAAAAGATAAATTTAAAGCTCCAAATAGATATTACATAGAAAATATAATTAAACCGGAAGACCCAAAAGAATTAATTGTGGCAATTAATGAATTAGCTTATAGTATTTCATATGAATCCAAAGATATTATTAATGCTTGTTATTGGTTTGAATGGATATTAGAATTTGAAAGTATTTGTAAAAAAAGAAATGAAATTATAAAATGTGCAAGAAGAGAGTTTATGTTTAAATTAGTCGATAATAAATATCAATTAGACGTAATTTGGCTTATTTGGGAATTATTTTTAGATAGAGCAGATAATATTGAATTACCAATAATGAAAAAAATAGTTACTTCATTATTGTCATTATTTTGTTTAAAATATACGTCAGGATGTATACGTAAAAGAAAATACATATTATATTTTATAATAGCATTATTTTGTGAAAAGGTTAGTTTTGAAGAAGAAATAATTCGTACCGAACAAAAAGAACTTGTGCAGAACATATTAAATAAAAAAGACTTAATATTTAGACAAATAAAAACAAATGAAATGTCTTCAAAAACCAATTATTTATTTAAAGATGATAAATCACGTAATTTAGAAAAAACAATTGAGAAATTAGAAAAGATGAATACATTTGGAGAGACATTTGTTCCGAGATTATAAAAATATATGCGTAATATATGGGAAAAACCAAAAAAAACAGAAAAACTTCTTCTAATATTACTTTATTTCAAAGAGAAATTACAAAGGTATTTTTACAAATACTAATAATGGTAAAACTATTTCATTGGAAAACAACTAGTTATGCTATACATAAAGCGACCGATGAATTTTATGAAAAATTAAATAAAAATATGGATAGTTTTATCGAAATATTATTAGGAAAAACATTATCACGTATTGATTTAACGAGAGAAAAATCAATACCATTAATTGATTTAACAAATCCGGCTGCTTTTATTAATAAATTAGAACAATTTAAGTCATATTTAATTAATTTAGATGATAATAAAGGGATGATAATAATGTCAAACACTGATTTGTATAATATTAGAGATACTATTTTAGGGGATGTAAATCAATTGTTATATTTAATGACTTTTACATAGACAAAAGATTTAGGTTTTAAATTATGATTTTTATTATATATTTTAATTATAATGAGTACATTGAATGATTTATCTAATCCAATACTGCAAAACAGTGAACCAATACTGCAAAACAGTGAACCAATATTGTCTTCTACAACATCAACAACTAATTCAATTATAGGTTATATTAGAGATATACCTTGGACGACATGGTTAATTATTATATTGCTTTTAGCATTTCTTGGATTTAATTTATTTGCTTATTTGGCAAAAGGAACTCAAGAAATAACAAATGTATTTGGTCCATTATTTAAAAAGTTATTTGGCGTTACGGTAGCGGCAACGGGTGATGTAATTGATACTTCAGCCGAAGGAGCAAAAGCAGTTGTCAATAAAACTGCGAATGTTATTGATACCGGACTAACAGCTATACAAAATATTACCCCAAATACGCCAAACTCAAATTTAAAATCAACAACTGTTCAACCACCTGATATAGCAGTAAATAATGCCTTAAATAAGTCATTAAATACGGCACAACATAAAAATCAAAGTAACAGTGAGTATCAGGCAAATGAGGCTGAAAGCACAGTGAACTCAAGTAAAGCAGGATGGTGTTATATTGGGTCAGATCGTGGGTTCCGAAGTTGCGCACAAGTAGGTGTAAATGATACTTGTATGTCAGGCGACATATTTCCTAGCAAAGAAATATGTATAAATCCTACTTTACGACCTTAAATTTTCGCCCCCATATTTTCGCCCCCATATTTTCGCCCCCATATTTTCGCCCCATATTTCCTATATAGTAATTATATTTGATGGTAATGATTCAATAGTCCTACTCAAACTAGATACATAAAATGTATCTCCATTTGAAAATCCTAAAGTGTAAGTAAGTACATTATAAGACAAATTAATTATAAATTTACTATTTTTATAAATATTATAACTGGTAATAGGTATACATAAATTTGACGTTACTGACCATCCTAATGTAACATTTGTTGTATCATTTGAGAGAAGAACTAATACAGGAATAGGTGGAGTTAATGCACTCACAAATCCTTTATAACCTTGTGGCCATTTATTTGAACTATTATTCATAAAATATCGTTGTCTTGGAAAATAAGTTGATAATTTTGGGTTCCAACAAAGTTCAATAGGTTTACCAGGAACATCAGAACAATAACTAGGAAAACATTGTTGTTGATATACTTTTTGTGTAATAACACCACTACATGGATTTGCATAAGAATTACATAAGAGAGAACCCCCGTCTTCTATATTATTATTTGAACAATCAAATGGATTTGCAATATTATATTCAAATGGACCTGCAGGATTATTTGGATATCCTACAATTTCATTTGGAAATGGAATATTTATTGAATTAATACGTGTTAAACCAGTAGTATTAGGATTAGTATATGTTTGTGTTTGTGTAGCATACACTTTAGTACGATTACACCATAATCCTTTTGCTATTTGTGAATATTTTTGATTTTTAGTAATACGCGAACTATTTGCCTTATATTGTAAAATATTTCCTTTATATTGAATTTTATTTTCAATATTAGCAATAGATAAACTAGTAGTTTGATTAGTTAATGGAATATAAACAGAATTATAAGAACTATCTATAGTATAAGTACATGGATTTTGAACTCTAGACCAAACTCTAGGAGGCGTAGGATTATACATTATAATATTACAAATTATAAAAACTTGTAATATTGATTTAAACACTTAATATTTATTATAATAATGGACTATCAAGATACCCCAATTATAGTTAATTCTCAAATTTATAATCAATCAATAAAATCATATATTGATTTTATTTTTATAAATTCAATAATTCAAAATAAATTATGGGAAGAATATCTTTGTAATATTATTTGTGATTTTATAGAAAATGATACAGATTTTTTAGATATAGGAGCAAATATTGGATTAATTACTTTAGGAGTAAATAAATTATTAAATAATAAAAAAATAAAAAATATCCATTGTTTTGAATGTGATAATCATATATTTTCTTGTTTACAATATAATACTCAAAATTTTGAAAATATTAAATTATATAATTTTGCTGTTTCACATAAATTTCAATTATGCAATATAACAAATAATGCCTATAATAGAGGTTCAAATATGATTTTAAAAACACATGATAATGAAAAAATAGAAAATGTTATAAAACATAATGCTTATGAAAAATATAAAACTTTTCATAAATACAATAATAATATATTTTACACATCAATATCATTAGATGAGATTATGTTTACTTTTTTAAATAAAATTAGTGTAATAAAAATAGACGTAGAAGGATTTGAAATATTAGTTATAAAAGGAGCTAAAAATTTAATAAAAAAATATAAACCAGTAATTGTTATTGAAATACAAGACAAAAATTTTAATGAATTAAATACATTATTATTAGAATATGAATATTTTTTATTTAAAAGTTTTAATTATTTAATTGATGAAATTAAACAAGAAAATTACATATATTTACCAAATAAATAAATTATTTATTATGGATTATACATATCATTAGCACCAGTAAAAAACCAACGCAAAGACAGATAATTTCTGGTTTTATCTAACATACCAGTAGAGCCTATCATTTTAGTATTTGGTCCATTAGCTACGATATTTTGTATGGCAGCAGTTCCTAAAGCATAATTATAATACCATAAATTAGAAATATAACCAGCAAATCCGCCATTCATAGCAACGAAAACATCTCCGTAGTTTTGTTTAGGAACCCCTATTAAGTTAATACTTCTAGTAACCGTACCGTTAATATACACATCGAGTTGTGTGCCTTGACAACGGATAATTACGTTTAACCATTTATTTATTGGTATATCCGGAATAGAAATTTCCTCATTAATAACATTAAATGTATTCATAATTAAAATAAGAGCATTTGTATTAGGCGCAATATATAATCCTGGTGCATTATTAGGTGTAACTAATCCATTATTATCTAAATTACTATTACCTTTACTAAAAACATGTTTATAAATACCTGCATTAGTTTGTAAATTACTTATAAAAATCCAAACAGACCAAGTAAATTCTAATCCGTCTGTGGCATTTATGGACCGATAAACTGTTACAGACCCATTCATACTAGGATCTTGTGGAAAAATAATCATTTGTGTAGCATCAACCATGCCATTGATTAATTTAGGTGAACTATTAGGTGCAAATGCCCAAGATAAAAAAGTAACCCCAATTTTTAATAAGAATACAAAACAAATAATCACTAAAAGCAAAAAAGCAAATTTAGCGACTAAACTATTTGATTCGAGAAATTCTTTTGTACTAAATGTTCTACCATTGGTAGAAAATGAATTAAAAACTCCATTATTACTCATTATATATATTACATTAATAAAAAAGAAAATTAAAAATTAAATAGTTACAGTTTTTTGCGTAGTTCCATTTTCAACTAAAGATATTTGAAGTTGATAAGAATTAAAAGAAGATAGCCAACTGGAATATCCTTGTCTATAAATATTCCAAGCTTGTTGTGGATTAATTGGGTTTGGATAATACTGAAATTTAGAAGTCCATCCATTAAACCCACCGGCAGGAGTTACATAAACATTTGAATTATTATTCACACTTGCTACACCAGGTAACAAACATGTTCTTACTAATTTCCCGTCAATATATAAATCCATTGATCTACCATAAACATTTACAATTAAATTAACCCATTTTTGAATAGGAATATTCGCTACATCACAAGTATGTACGACAGTGCTTCCTCCAGGCGTAGTAGGTTGTTGATTAGCCCCTGGATAACATCCTAAAGAAACCGAAATATTATTTTCAGTTGCTCCTAATACAACTGCCGGACAAGGATCTAATCCGCTAACGCCTTGAATAGAACCACTATTAGTGCTACTTTTAGCACCCATTCTACCAAATACGACTTTAGGTTCGCCATATCTATAATTCCAATCATTAATATAAAACCATATAGAATAAGCAAAATTACTTGATGGAGTATTTGAACCATTTGACGCTAAAGAACTCGCGGCAATAATCGAAGCAGTTTGGGCACTTTTAAGTGATTGTAATGTATATGGGTCTGAAAAAAGCCATCTTAATAACATAATGATTAAAACAATAATAACGATTGTTATGACAATACTTAAAATGTTCATTGTATAATATAGATTTAGAAATTTTCTATTTTAATATTTAAATAAATAATTGTTTTTGTTAAATAGAAACAAACTTGTTATTTATTAAAATAATCTGTGATAGGCGGATTTTTATCTTTAAAAGAGTTGTATAAAAAGTGTATATTTGTAGCAGTCAAAGATTTATTAAAATAAATAACATTACAAATACCTCCTTTAATACCGTCCTTCTCTCCAACGGTTAAATTATCTAAAGTAAAATAAGGAATAACTTCCATAGCAGATTTAACTAATTCACCGTTTAAAAACACATCTAATATCCCGCCATTATAATTAATAATAATGTTATTCCATTTTTGTAATAACATATTTGAATTTTTATATATTATTCTGTTGTGATTTTCATCAAAGTCGACTAGTTTATCTGTGTACTTTTCTAAATTTTTTTGATTAACAGTTATTATTAAAGTATTGGTTTTACCGTTATATAATACATTAGGTTTATCTCCATAATTAAGTAATGATGTATTTTTATCATAGGAAGCACTCATATTAGGAGCGACGGCATCAATAAATACCCAAAAAGAAATGGCATATTGATAGTTTGGATTATCTGACCCATTTAATTGTTGGTAGTCACTTAATGTATATTGATTATAAGCATAAACCGGTTCATTAAGTAGTTGTTTACCTCCCTGTGTAGATACTGAATATGTTATTGACGAAATAATAAAATAAGAAATTATGATAATAATTGCTAAACATAACATAAGAATGGAACTAAAATTTGTAGAGTGATATTCACTTACAAAAAATTTCGCTATATTATCAAATAACCCATTAAATAAACATGGAATATAAAATATTAAATTTATAATAGTATTTATCAAATTATTTTTAGTAGAATTAATGTTTTTGTCTGGTAACTCAACAATGACAGATTTATAAATAAATGTAAGAAATATTAACACTAATAATATATTTAATATAAAACTTACAACGCTGGTTTTACCAGATAAATGTTGTAAATTATATACAATCCAAAAAATAATTAAACTTGAAATAATTATGCCGAACAAAACAAGTAATGACCTTTTTAATAGACTATTTTTATTAATATCAATCGATTTATTATATATTTCAGGAAAAGTATTCGTAATTATTAAAATAGACCATAAACAAGATATAATTAATAACAAAATCATAATTGCAGTGGATGTCGCAATATCATTAAAAAATCCACCTGGATAATAATATAAAAAAAAGGTAATTAAGGTAATAAATAAGATAAATAACCCGTTACTAAAAATGGAAAACTTTGAAAAATTCGATAATAAATTAGATGTGTTTGATGTTTTATAATCATCTGGTAAGGTAATCGTTATGATTAAATAAATAAAAGAAAAAGTAGCAATAAGAATAGTTAAAAGTAATGTGTAGCCAAAATATTTAGATATTAACCCACCTGGATCAACATTATAAAAAAGTATATAAATAGTTATTAAACAAAACATTAAGATAACAGATTTAATTCTTTCGTAATTAGTAGTAAATTCAGAAATATAGTCTGGTTGAAATCCTTTATAAAAAGCAAATATTCCAATTAATATTGTTAATGGAACAATAATATAACTGTATTCATTTAACGTATTAGCGGGAGTTAATCTAAAAAAAAATATTAAAAATATAGTATATAAAATAACATAAGTAACACTACTTATTTGTTGGAACAATATTTTGATATCTTTAAATGTTGGTAAAAAAATAATAGATAAAGCAAAAATAAGTAAAACAAAAAATAATGATATAAAAATACTAATAATAGTTTGTGGATTAACTGTTTTATCCAAATCAATATTTACATTAATATTATATCCCTTAAACAAAAAAGAAATTAAAACAATAATTAATACTAAAATTAAAATAGATATAGATATATAAACAGGATGTGTTTTAAAATTAGATAAAATATTTTTAGTTTCTGGCATATATTATAATATCATAATATATTATTTTAGTACTTACTTTATTTTACATATTTTCCTTTGCAGTTTTCTTACCGTGACAATTACGACATAATGCAATTAAATTATTTACTTCATTATCGCCGCCATATTCTAATCTGATTTTATGATCTATTTCAAATGTATGGTCTAATTGTTTTTCACAATGTCCGCATTTCCAATTTTGTTGATAAGCTACATATTTTTTTTTCGTTTCACTTACGACACGTTTATGTTGTTTACTGTTATTATGGTAAATATTATTAGAGGTAGGCACATTGGAAGGTTCGATATCATTAAAGTTTTCCATAAAAGAGGAAGGATTGGTGTTAGTAAAATCGATAATAGGTGTTAACATATCTGTAGACGATTTATCTATTGGTAAATATTTAATAACATTGTTTGTATATAATAATAATTTTTGTGCGTGTTGAGGATTACGTTTTAATAATAACCAAATACCTACTCCTAAAATAGCATAAAATATCATAGTGTAATATTTTTTAAAAGTTAATAACATTTTAGTATATTTTCCGTCGGTATATGCGTTATAAATAAAAAAAGCAGTTACACAGAATATAAATATTTCTAATCTCATAAATAAATAAAATATAATAAATACTTTTATGAAATTAAAAATGTGATAAATTACATAAAATGTGTGTAAAAAACCCACGAAGAGATGAATAAGAGATTTAATAGTGTGTTTTTTATGGGAAAAACTATATTTCATTATTATTTTGAAATTACAAATTTATATAATGTAATAGTATTTTTGAAACTTTAGAGAATTTCTATATGGTGCCATTTTCTTTAGTCATACGTATGAGAATTATAATTTAATGTTTTTTTGAAGGGTTCATAAAGTTCTCTCCTCCATAAGGACCCTGTAATTGAATAGAATTTAACATATTTCTATGTTGTTTAGAAATAATCATAATACCGAAAAATCCGAGTAAGATAATAATATATGGTAATAATACTAAAAACCATGAAACTGTTTTATATCCTTTTTTACACAACCATGATAAAATATATGTCCAGATAAATGCGAACAAAAGTTTGATAAATACTGCAATTACTGGTACTCCGCTAAATAAAGCAATAATACATGCGATAACTGCGATTGCAAAATAAAGTTTAGCTGGCGTACAAAGCATTTGAAATGTCTTACTATCCATTTTATATTATATTATTATATTTTATTTTTTAAATATTAGTTTTTTAATGCAGGTATTTCTAAAAATAAGAAAGTTTATTTTATTGCCTAAATTTTATAAATAATCAGTATTAATTAAATATCTATATTTTTACGCATAATATTTTTACATTATTCAAAATATGGTGATAAATGTTGGATTGAACTATTAAATTATAGAATTAATGAACTTAGTATATAATCTTACAAGTTCACCTCGTCCCATAGAATTTTGTCTTGCTGTATTTAAACTATCCGAATAATCTAATTTATTAAATCTATTTATTAATTCTTCTTTGTTTATATTACTTTTAATCCAATGCCAACTTTTTGGCCTTAATTTATTTAACTCTATTTTTACTATTTCACCAATTTTGCCACCATATGCTCTCATAGCAAAATCCGCCCCATTTGGTGGTGTGGGTTGTCCTTTTGTATCAATTGGCCCAAATGATAAGAATTCCCAATCTTCGTGTTTTATTGGTAAATCAATAAAAGGTCTTTCAAAATCTTTTTTTTCCCATATTTGAAAACAACATTTTACCATCATTTGAGGATTAAAACAACATGGTTTAGTTGAAACATCTTCATCGTAAATTAAATGAAACATTTTATTTAGTTTATTTTGAACACTTGGACGTCTAAAAGTTCTTGGAATAATAAAGGCAATAACATTAGACCATTTAGAAGAATGATTAAAGAATTTAATTGCTATTGAACTTACTTTTCCAAAAGGAGGATTACCGATAACTAATATATTTTTATGTGTTGGTGGATGGTAATTAAAGAAATCCATTTTTAAAATATTTTCATTATCAGGAGATATGTCTATTCCAACTTTGTTTTCAAATTCTAACTGATTAAAGAAACTACCATTCCCAGCACTTGGTTCAACAATTAAATCAAATTTTGTTTTATCATATAATTCAAATACTTTATCAATACATTTTTTTGAATAACTTGGTATAGTATAAAATTTATCCAAATTGTTTTTACGGACTACTGTAACATTTTTAGTTTTACTACTTTTAGTATTTTCTGGTTCAAATGGTTTTATAATGTTTTCCTCTTTCACAACGTCAAATATATTATTTTTAATATTTGAAAAATTTTCTTCAACCTCTTTATCAATAATTTCTTTGATTTTTAATTCATTTACACAGGTTTTTTTGTTTAGGTGATTGGTGTAATGCTGCTTTTTTTTAAACTCCCTGTCACACTTTTCACAAGTATATTTACTCATTATTGTTTATGGTATATATTATTTTTCTAAATTAGTTAAAATGCATATTTAAAAAATGTGGTCCCAAATGTGTAAAATACTTATTTGTCATACAAATAATAAATAGCAATAAATATGACAATTAGAATTAAAAAATAAATTATTTTTTTCTTATTATTTAGATATTCTATCCACCTAATATTTGTTGATTTATATTGATTGTAATAATTTATATAAAAATCATTTAAAGAAATAGATGGTTTTTCGAGTTTTTCGTTAATTTTATTGTGTATAAAATGTACCCACCGAATAAAAGAGTCTTTATTGTCTAAATAAGGCGTAACTGGGTATTCATTAATAAACTGTGTAAAATCTTTTGATATATTTTCATTCGGAATAAAGAGTGGAAGTAAATTGCATATAAATTCATAATATTTTTTTTTTGTTATTTCATTAGGATGATTAGGATATGTAATTGCTAATGTATGTAAAAAAAACCAATAATGGGGTCCCCATATTTTTGGGTCAAATTGATTAACCATTATTATATATATCCTTTTAACATATAAAATTTATTATGTTTTAATTTAAATATAAATGTTATAATAATTTATTGTATATAAATGAATAAAAATACTGGATTATGTAATAACTGTGGTAAATGTGGTCATTTATTAAATCAATGTAAATTACCTATAACAAGTTGTGGTGTAATTGTTTTTCATTGTGAAGAAGGATTATTTGGAGATGATAACTGTAAATATAAATATTTAATGCTAAGACGTAAAGATAGTTTTGGATATATAGACTTTGTAAGAGGTAAGTATTCTCCTACAAACATTTATCAATTACAAAATATAATAAATGAAATGTCAATAGAAGAAAAAAACTCAATATTAATAAAACCTTTTCAAGATTTATGGTGTGATATGTGGGGAGATAGTATAAATAATCAATACAAAAATGAGGAAATACAGTCTTCTAAAAAAATGGAAACAATAGTAAAAGGGGTTTCAATAAACGACGAAATAATTACATTACAAAATATAGTCGAAAATAGTAATAGTATTTGGGAAGAAACGGAATGGGAATTTCCGAAAGGAAGAAAAAATATAAAAGAAAAAGATTTAGAATGTGCTTTAAGAGAATTTGAAGAGGAAACCGGAATATTAAAAACAAAAATTAATGTTATTGAAAATGTGCTACCATTTGAAGAGATATTTATAGGAACAAACCATAAATCTTATAAACATAAATATTATTTGGCATATATGCCAAATGATTTGGACGAAATCTCGTTGAATAATTATCAAAGAAGTGAAGTAAGTAAATTAGAATGGAAAACAATAGAAGAATGTATTCAGTCAATAAGGCCATATAATTTAGAAAAAATAAATTTAATTACAAACATTGATAAAGTATTAAAAACTTATAGATTATATATATAATATATAATGACAAATGAATCACCTAATGAAAAAATAAAAGATTTATTAGAAAATGAATTTCAAAAAATCAAATCTTTACCAAATGAAAACCCGTGTAACGGAGAAAATTATTATTCTGATGTTTGTAATAAGTTTTTATTAAATAAAGAAAAAGCGGAAACCGTTTATTTACAAAAAAACCCGGATATCGATAATTATTTATATCCGAATTTAAATGACCCAAATTTTAACATAAAAATAGCAGAAAAAAAAGAATTTAACGACACGAAATACGATGGTACAATTCATGAAAATATTAAAGAATATGCGGATATTTTATCAAAGTCTGACTTTGAATTACAACCACATCAAACATTTGTAAAAAATTTCATGTCTTTTCAGACTCCATATAATAGTCTCTTATTATATCATTCTTTAGGCACGGGAAAAACATGCTCAGCAATAGGTATTTGCGAAGAAATGCGGGATTATATGAAACAAGTTGGTATAACAAAAAAAATAATAATAGTAGCTTCTGAGAACGTACAAGATAATTTTAAATTACAGTTATTTGATGAGAGAAAATTAAAGTTGATTGAAGGTATATGGACAATAAAAGGGTGTATAGGTAACAAATTATTAAAAGAAATCAATCCGATGAATATGAAAGGTATTACTAGAGAGAAAGTAATAAGTCAAATAAAAACATTAATTAATTCCTATTATTTATTTTTAGGGTACGGTCAATTTGCGAATTATATTATAAAAACAATGAATTATACTGAAGAAGATAAAGATAAACAAAAATCAAATATATTAGTGAATACGAATTATAATGTTAAATTAAACAATAAAATAATTAATAGATTACGGAGAGAATTTAATGACAGATTAATAGTTATAGATGAAGTACATAATATTAGGAAAGCAGACGATAATAGTAATAAAAAGGTGGCAATAAACTTGGAATTATTAGTTAAAGCTGCTGAAAATTTGCGTTTCGTATTTCTCTCGGCAACTCCAATGTACAATAGTTATAAAGAAATAATTTGGTTGTTGAATATAATGAATATGAATGATAAACGCGGTAAAATTGACGTAAAGGATGTGTTTGACAAAATAGGTAATTTTAAAAAAGACGGTGAAGAGTTGTTAATAAGAAAGGCAACAGGATATATATCTTTTGTTCGTGGAGAGAACCCGTATACTTTTCCGTACAGAGTTTATCCGGATATTTTTTCGCCGACTCACACTTTTAAAAATGGAGCAATAGAATATCCGTCTTATCAAATGAACTTAAAAAAAATAAAACATGAAGATAAAAAAAGAATTTTAAGTTTATATTTAAATCAAATACCATATTGTAATAATTGTGGAGAATGTCAGGGATGTGCCTATAAATATATTATTTATGCCTTGCGACACAAGAACTTTAATATAACGACAAAAACAGGTATTGAGAGAAACATGGCTTCTTTTGAAAATATGGAATCTTTTGGATATACTTTATTGCAGACCCCATTAGAAGCTTTAATTATATCATATCCAAGTAACGAATTAAAAGAAGTGATGAATAAACTACCTACCGAAAAGTATTCCGATGAGTATTCAGAAAGTTTTTCAGAAACAGAGTCTACGTTAAATAGTGAAAGTGAAAGCGAAGAGGAAAGTGAAAGTGAAGAGGAAAGTGAAAGCGAAGAGGAAAGTGAAAGTGAAGAGGAAAGTGAAAGCGAAGAGGAAAGTGAAAGTGAAAGTGAAAATAAACCTATTAAAAGTGGTGGTAATAAAACGGATTTAATAACATTTGACCCACATATATTAACAGGAAAAAATGGTTTAGACAGAATGATGGCTTATATTGATAAAAACACACCTCCTGAAAAAGGCAGTTTTGAATATAAAAAATCGACATTAACAAATTATGGGCGTATATTTAGTTATGATAAAATCGATAAATATAGTGTAAAAATTAAAACAATATTAGAAAATATTTATGATAAAAAAACAGGTAAAGTTGGAGAAGGTATTATTCTTATTTATTCTCAGTATATTGATAGTGGTCTAATACCGATGGCATTAGCACTAGAAGAAATGGGTTTTATTAGGTACGGAGAGAACGTAAAACCATTGTTTAAAAATACTCCGACAGAAGTGGTTGATGTAAAAACAATGAGACCACCAGAAAACAAACAAGATTTTAAACCCGCTAGATATTCTATGATAACAGGCGATCAACGTCTATCACCAAATAATGACTATGAAGTAAAAGGATTAACTGGAGAAGATAATATATACGGAGAGAAAATAAAAGTAATATTAATTTCAAAAGCAGGGTCAGAAGGAATTGACTTAAAATATATTCGTCAAGTACATATTTTAGACCCTTGGTATAATTTAAATAGAATCGAACAAATAATAGGACGTGCTGTAAGAAATTTTTCGCATAAAGACTTACCATTTGAAAAAAGAAATGTGGAGATATTTATGCATGGTACTATATTGGATAAGTCTTCTATGGAAGAAGCTGCTGACTTATATGTATACCGTGTAGCAGAATATAAAGCAATACAAATAGGAAAAGTAACCCGCGTATTAAAAGAAACAGCGGTAGATTGTATATTAAACAATGATCAAACTAATTTTACACAAACAAAAATTGAAGATATAATAAATAAACAGTTTACACAAGAGTTATCAAATGGTGTTGTAATAAAAGATTTTAAAATAGGTGATACCCCTTTTTCACCAACTTGTGATTATATGGCAGACTGTAATTTTGTATGTAAGCCGTCTAAAAATATAACAGAATTGAACGAAGATACATATAATGAAAGTTTTATTGTTGTAAATTCAGAAAAAATATTTCAAAAGATAAGGATGTTAATGAAAGAAAGTTATTTTTATAAGAAGGATATATTAATAAATGCTATTAGAACCCCAAAAGAATATCCTTACGCTCAAATATATTATTGTTTAACTCAATTAATTGAAGAAAACGAATTTATAACAGATAAATATGGAAGAAATGGAAAATTAATAAATATTGGAGACTATTATTTATTTCAGCCAATTGAATTAAAATATAAAAATATATCATTATTTGATAGGTCCATTCCAATTGATTATAAACATTCGATGATAAATTTTGTAATAAATCAAGACATAGTAAAACCAGTAATTGATAAAAGAAACACATTAATACAAAATGAATTGAAAGAAGGCGATAAAACTATAGTTGAAATAACTGAACAGTATAACTTAACAATGGAATACATGCGAATAGGGAAGGTTCCTCGCGGAGACGATAATTGGTATAAACATTGTGGTGTAGTAATTAATAAAATGAAAATATTGTATCAAATATCCGAAAAACATTTAGAAAATTATTTAGCAGCACATATAGTAGACAGTCTATTATATGATAGAAAATTAGAATTGATAAATTATTTATATTCACTTGATACAATTGAAGAGGGGTCGGTAGAATGGTTACTTAAAAATTATTTTGATAAAATAAGCATTAAAACAAAAGACGATTATTTTATAATTTTATTTAAATTAAATAAAATGGTAATTTTAAAATTAGAAGACGGAATATGGAGTGAACTTGAACCAGAAGACATACGTGAATTTAAAACCTTTCCAGTAGTAGCAAAATATTTGGAATTTAACAAAGAAAATTATAACAATTTAATCGGATTTTTAGGTTATGACAAACAAAATAAAAACATTGTATTTAAAACAAAAAATTTGTTATCTCCGCGTGATACTGGTGCAAGATGTGATGAAGCAGGTAAAAAAAATACTATTAATAATATAAATATAATATTAGGAAAAGAAGAATTTACTGCTGAAAATACGAAACAAATTAAAGAAAATAATATAGTAACAAAAGAAGCAATCGGTCATACTGAATTATGTATATTTTTAGAATTTATTTTACGTTATTTCAATGATATAAAAAAAAATAATAAAAAATGGTTTTTAACTCCAGAATTAGCGATATTACATAAATTATATAAATTAAACAATTAATTTTAATATAAGTTAAAAAAGAAAAATGAAATCAATTAAAGATATATTATTATATTATAAATAATGGACAAAACTAAAAAAGAACAAAAAATGCAATCCATATATTATCGTGGCGAAATTACAAAAAATATAATATTACCTATTACAGCAATAGGAAAAAATTTAAAACAGACGATTGAGGAAAATATAAGGATTACATATGAAGGGAAATGTATTTCGGAAGGATATATAAAACCATATTCATCAAAAATAAAAACATATTCTGGTGGTTTAATTGTAAAAGGTAATTATGTGTCATTTGAGGTAATATTTGAATGTGAAATATGTTTTCCAGTTTCAGGAATGGTTATAAATTGTGTAGCTCAAAATATAACATTAGCAGGAATAAGTGGTGTAAGCGCAAATGAAACGGTGTCTCCAATATTTGTATTAGTTCCAAAAGATTATCATAAAGATTATAATAATGAGTATTTTAACGAAATTAAAGTGGGTGATAAATTTAATATTAAAGTATTAGAAACACAGTTTGAGTTAAATGACAAGCGTATAGCGGTTTTAGGAGAATTAAAACGAAAAGAATACTAACAATTTATTTAACTGGAATTTTACAACTAATATCAACTGACGATGTATAAGCTAAAGTACACGTACAATATTCAATTATATATGAATTTTCTGTAATCATATCTTCCGTAAAATTACACCGTCCGAAAAGAAAAATGAGACAAAAACATAATTATTATTTGTATATTTTATAACTATGTTTCAAGTAGTTTGTTAAATGTTCTTTTGTTATTTTAGTTTCTAATATTTCATTTATTACATTATAAATATCTTCATATGTATTTGGACTTTCTTTTTTGATATAATGTTTTAATTGACTAAAATACTCTTCAATTGCGTTGGTTTCTGGGTGGTAAGGGACGGAATATAATAATTCATTTTTACTATTTTCAATCGTTTCTCTTATTATTTTAGATTTATGAATAACAGCATTATCCATAATGACTAAATGGTTTGTGTATTTATCTTTAATAAACTCATCATAAAACTCTAAAATATCCGTTGTTTTTACACCTCCTTTTCTTTCTGGATATAATTTCCAACCAATAACTTTGTTTGCACTTATAGCACATAATAGGTTATATCGTTTGTATGGGTATTTATTTGTTTTCTGTATAACTCTTGTTCCGCTTCTACTACGACCATAAGAAAGTGTCATATTCAAATAAATTGATGTCTCGTCTAAACATATTGTTTTAGTGTAATTATATTTTTCCAATTTTTTATAAAACTCTGCTAAATCTTGTTTTTCTTGTCCTTCTCTTTTTTCTGGGTAATATTTACTTCTCAATCTTTTTCGTGTTATTTTATTGTTATGTAAAATCGTATAAATACTTCTATCAGTTAAATGAACCCCAAACTTTTCATTAACCAATTTAGAGTATTCCCATAAAGTAGTTGTTGGATATTTTATTACATATTCTTTGATATACTTTTCTATTTCTGGCGTGATTTTTAGATTATGATTTTTTCGTGTTTTTCGTTGTAAAGTTTTATTTTTCTTATATGTTTTAACCCATCTTGATAATGATTGATATTTACAATCAAATATTTTACAAGTATTACGCATATCATTATTATGTTTCAAATAATATTGGACGGCACTTAATTTATAATCTTCTGTATGTTGTTTCATAATAAATATGCTTATAAATATTTAAAAATATAATTATTTATTTATAATAGTAAAATGACAGAACAATTACAAAAAGAAAACGAAGAATTAAAAAATAAAGTTCAAGAGTTAGAAGATAAATTAAAAAAATATACAAATGGAGATAATCACAAACGATATTATGAAAAAAATAAAGAAAAAATTAAGGAACAAGGCACAACCTATTTAAAGAAGTTAAAAGAAGAAAATCCAGAAAAATTAAAAGAATATAGACGCACTTATTATTTAAAGAGAAAACAACAAAAAGAACCTGAAAAAAATGATAAAAATAATTGATATAAAATTAAATTATTATAGTAGTTATAAATGTATAAAACAAAAGAAAAATATATGTGTATTGTTGATGATTGTTACTCAACCGCAAGATTTGGTTATAAAATTATATTTAACACATGTGATAATGAAAAAAATTATATACCTTGTAAAAATTATATGAAAAAATTAGATAATAGAAATGAGTATGTATTAGTTGAATATTGTAATAAACATAGCAAAATGGATATGGTAAATTTAATTGATAAAGTATGTAAGTTATGTTTATTAAAGAAAATTAATGATTATAATGAATTAGAATTAAATGGGTGTTGTGTTGAATGTTACAATAAAAACAATTATAATAAAATAAATTATAAAAATAAAGAAATTGCAGTGAAGCAATATTTAACTGATTACATAACAGAATACAAGTTTATAAATGATAAATGTCTAAAATTTAATATTGAATTGCCATATAGACCCGATTTTCAATTAGAAATAAACAATAAAATAATTATTATTGAAATAGATGAAAATCAACATTCAAAATATAGTGTTGAAAAAGAAGAAAAAAGAAATATAAAAATAAAAAAGGCAGGTAAATTATACAATAAACAAATAATAATTATTCGGTTTAATCCTGACAATTATAAAAAAGGAAATCAATTGATTGTTTCTCCTTGGAAAAATAATAAAATAGAAAATGAAGATGAATGGATAAATAGATTAAATACACTTAAAGAAACGATATTATTAAATATAAATTCAAATGATAATAATTACAGTATTATAAAATTATTTTATGATGAATAATTTAGGAAAAAGAATATTTGCGTATAATTACTTAAAGATATAATGTTTAGTAATTATATAAATGAAAAAACGCAAAAAGACAAATAGTCCGTTAAAAGTGATTAAGACATCACTTAAAAGTATTTGTTTGGACACAGAAACAATACTTACACTCAATAAATACTGTAAAAATCTTAATCTCATTGTCATACATACTTATCAATTTTTAAGATTGTATATTTTACATAAATATCATACAAATCAACCATTACCAAAAATAGATGAAAAGTTTATAGAACACATTATTAAGACAATTTCAGTTGGCGATAAACGAGGAAAGAAATTTACGAATGATGAATTAACCTTTTTTTATGAGAACCATTACAAACAAACCATACAAGGTGAAAAATTATTTTATTCTAAATATGGTAATACAATTGGTTATACGGCTACTGCTATTTTAACTTGTTTAGAAACGAATATTAAAACACATTTTGCGAAACACTTGAAACGTTTTATCAACATACAATTTGAAAAGGAAAATCAAACCAAAGAAGAAAGACAACAACTTTACAAAAATACAAATTTCATATTTAACGACATTATGAATAATACTAACACATCTGAAAATGAATATAAATTATGGAAAGATGCAAACAAAGCATTTCTTATTCCAAAAAAAATAAAAAAGAATGTATATTATGATTTGGAATGTTCCCCACAGCACTATTTATTTCCGTTGATTTATATGAACTTGAAATTAGAAGAAAAAGAAAAGAAATTATTTCAGTTTTGCCCTTTACGAAAAACACTTATTCCAAAATATATGAATATTGATACAAAAACGCTTATTACCATGTTATTTGATACAAAGAAACACAAAACTACACAAGGTAAATTATTGGATAAAGTGAATGAAAGTAAAGAACTCATATGGAACTCGTTGTTTGATATGGAAAAAATAAATAAACTAATGAACCCAAATAAATACATATTTAATCATATGTTTTCTACTGATGGTGTTGGTTGTTCGTTGGTATTTATAAGAGTAGATATGAAAGACAAAACTATTCCACAGAACAACAAGGCAACTTGTAATGAATATGATTATATAACTGAATTGTCTAATGAAGAATTAAATTACTTGAAAGATTACAATAAAGTAGCAATAGACCCAGGTAAAAATACAATTTTGTTTATGACAGATGAAAAAGGTAATACATTAAAATATACCAAAATGCAACGAAGGATAGATACATACGCAAAAAAGAAAAGACAAATAATTATGAAATCATTTTACAAAAATAATATTAAAGAAATAGAAGAATCATTAAATCAAACTTGTTCCATGAGTTGTAATTATGAGAAGTTTATAGAATATTTAAAAGTAAGAAACAAAATCAATAAAGAATTACAGCAATATTACGAACAAGAATTATTTCGGAAATTAAGATGGAGAAGCCATACATATACACAGAAAAGCGAGAGCATTTTAATCAATAAAATAAAACGAACATTTGGTAAAAAGATTGTTATAGGGTTTGGTTCCTTTCAACAAACACAACAAATGAAAAATTGTATGCCTACACCAAACAAATCATTAAAAGATTTATTAGCAAAACATTTTAATTTATGTATTGTGGATGAGTTCAAAACATCTAAAATGTGTAGTTTTTGTTTAGAAGGTGAAACATGTTATTATAAACAACGAGAAAACCCAAGACCATTTAGAGAAGGTATGGTGAATATACACGGATTACTAACTTGCACGAAGTGTAGTAAGTCGTCTCATTCCCATTTAATGAACCGAGATTTGAATGGTAGTAGAAATATCTTGTATCTAATGAAAGAATGGATACAACATAGGAAAAGACCTACGATATTTTGTAGGAAACCATGAATCATATCACAAGACGAGTGATAGACCCAAAGTTATAAATACCGAAAGAAAAGATTAAAGAATGAGATTTTTATTTATTTTTTAATATGTTTTTGTCTCATTTTTCTTTTCGGTCGATGTAATATCGGGATAAAATTTATTTATAAATCGAATTAACTCAGTTTTTGGTACATATCCTAAATTTTTTTCTTTGTTTTCAATAATAGGGTCTAATTTAGCAAGTTCAATAAATTTAGTCAAATCATTCACGTCGTAATAAAAAAGAGTTTTATAATAAAATCCCATAATAATATATAATTATGATAATAATCTATTTAAATACTTTTTAAATATATCTATATAATGGAAACAGTAAGCGAAAATTACACAGACGAAGAACTTATTAATTTACAAAATATAATTGAAAATATGGAAAAAACAAATCAGGTAAAGGTATTACGTATTTTAAAAAGACATACCGATGTAACAATTAATGAAAATAAAAATGGAATACATATAAATTTATCAGAATTAAAAAAAACAATCATAGATGAATTAATGAAATTTGTAAATTATGTAAATAAACAAAATATGATGTTGAATCAAGCAGAAAAAATAAAAGAAGAATATAAAACAACTTTTTTTCATACTTCCGAAAAAAATGATTAAATTTAATGTATTAAAGATATTGTCAAATAGTAAATAATAATGTCTAACGTTATGATAGATTTAAATGATATAAAAGATTATATGTTAGATAATACAATGATAACAAATAATCTGTTAAAGATTGAAGAAAAAGATGTAATATTGCAAAAAAAAGTAATAGAAAAATCGTTAAAAAAATCAATATATTATCCAAAAGAAAAAGATTCGTTATTTTGGTGTTTTTATATAATAAAATACGGGTATGAAAAATATGAATTATTATTTCATAAAAATGAAGTAATAGAAAAACAGATAAAGGTTGAATATGTAGAAAAATTAAGGAAAGAAAAAGCATTGGTTAAAATATATAAATTTGACACATTAACAAATATAGAAAGTAATTTAGTTAATGATAAATATTTACAGTTACCGGCGTTTTTAACGCTTTGCGCAATAGAAAATATAAATATATTGTTTTTAAATAAAACAAAGAAAACATATTATGAGTTTACAATAGACGAAACAAAAGACAAATATATTATTTATTTAAATGAGGAAAAATATGAAAAGCGATACGGATTTGAATTAAATGCTTATGATATCGAAAAAATTAATAAAATTAAAGAAATAAATTATTGTATAGAAAATTTAAAAAAACCGATAAAAGCAATTACATCTTATACAATGCAAGACTTGACTACGATTGCAAATAAGTTATCAATAGAATTAAATAAAGACGCTAAAAAAAAATTAAAAAAGGATTTGTATGAAGATATAATAAAACATTTTGCATAATAAAATAAAAATGATAAAATAATATAAAAATGTATAAATATATATATAAAGCGAATGAATATTGATAAAATAGATTATGATGATAAAGAATTAAACGAATTATTTCAGAGTTTAGATAATGATACAAAAAAAAATATAACTAAATATCGTTTAAAAAGTGTACAGATAAATATATTAAAGGCGATAAAAAATAAAGAATTAAACGAATATTTTGATAGTCTAAACAAGGAAGATAAGGCTACATTGGAGAGTTTTGGTTTACGTGACAAATATCATCTTTTAAAAGACATGTATGAAAAATCACGTAGCAAAGTGGAAACGTCAAAAGATTATTCGACAGAATTATTTGGAGTAGAAGAAGAAGAACAAAAAGAGGAAGAAGAACAAAAAGATGATCTTCAAAAAGTAGAAGGGCATTTACAAGATCAATTTAATTTACTTGTAAAAAAGTATTATAGTATAAATCCATTTAGAATAAAACCAAACATACACCATGAATTAGAGGTTAAATTTGGAACAAAGGGTATAAAACCTTTAAGTCGTACAGATTATGACAATGTAATAGGAAAATTAAAATATTTAGGATTTCAAACATTGAATAATGTCGGAATTAATTTATTACGTATTAATTGTGAATTTTTAGATAGTGGTACAGGAAAATTTAGATTATCTGATGTAAGAAGTGAAATATCTGGTATAAATAATATTCAAAGTTATTGCAAAAACAATGACATAAAAGCAATATATATAAATTCGCCAGATTCTGTAAATTTTATAATAAAAAAACCTGCAGTGATAAATGGCGAAAAATTATTTCCAATTAATTTCAATGATTTTAATTTTAGAGTGTCTTATCAAACAGAGGAAACCCCAAAGGCAGGAATAAAAACATATACAATTGATAATTGGAAACAATCAAAAAAGGAATTTCGATATATAAATAGAGTATCTTTTGAACATCCGGATTATCCTTTTATTGTGGATATAAGTATTGTAAAATCTGGAAATAAAATGCCAGACAATTATGGTCGTGAAGGAAAGGGACATACGATACGTGTATATAATATAAAAGATTCAAATGTATTTGAAAACAAAGAAACTTATGAAATAGAAATAGAAATAGATAATAAAAAAATCGGTCCATTAACAAAATTTAATAGTCCTGAAATTATAGTTGAGTCTTTAAGAAAAGTAATAAAATATGTATTATCTGGATTACAAGGAACAAATTATCCTATATCTTATCCAGAGCAAACTCAAGTTATTAATAGTTATATGCGTTTAATTTGGGAAAATGAATTTGACAAAACAAAAAAAATAGATAATCGAAATTTCATAGGTCCAAATTCGATTACGTTACAATTAACGCATATTACACAAATCGACGAAAATTATAACGGTCCAAATATTCGTAAAGATTTTGTTGTTACCGATAAAGCGGACGGGGAACGTAATATGTTGTTTATTCACGAAAATGGTAAAATCTATTTAATAAATACTAATATGGATATTATATTTACCGGTGCAATAACAAAAAATGAAAAATGTTTTAATACACTTATAGATGGAGAGTTAATAAGAAAAGATAAACATGATAATTATATAAATTTATATGCCGCATTTGATATTTATTATAGTGAAAAACAAGATGTTAGAGATAGGCCGTTTATACAAGGAAATGTAAATAAATATAAATCCAGATACGAGTTACTAAAAAATATAATTACGATATTAAATCCGTTATCGGTATTAAAACAAGAACAAAAATCAGGTAAAAATACGGTTAGTTTATTGTCTCCTATAAAATTTATGGTAAAAGAGTTTTATCCTATTGTAAAAACAAATCAAAGTATATTTTCCGCATGTAAAGATATTTTAAATAAAGGAAAAGAAGATAGATTTGAATATAATACGGATGGGTTGATATTTACTCACATGTATTTGGGTGTCGGTTCAACAGAAATAGGAAAGGCTGGACCTAAAACAAAAATTACATGGACATATTCTTTTAAATGGAAACCGCCTCAATATAATACAATTGATTTTCTAGTAACAACAGAAAAAGATGATAACGGAGACGTAATTAAACCACTTTTTGAAGAAGGAAATGATGCTACAAATTATGTTCAAATAAAAGAGTACAAAATAATTGAACTAAGATGTGGATTTGACGAAAAAAAAGACGGATATATTAATCCGTGTCAGGATATAATAGACGATAAATTGCCTCAATTCGTACAAAGGTTTGAAGATAAAAAAGAAAATACATATTTACCAAAACGATTTTATCCGACAGACCCATATGACCCGAACGCAGGACTCTGTAAAATAATGTTAAAAATAGATGGTTCTGGTATGAAACAAATGTATACAGAAGAAAATGAAGTATTTACGGATAATACGATAGTAGAATTTCGTTATGATTTTGAAAGAGAAGACGGATGGCGGTGGGTTCCGTTAAGAGTACGTAACGATAAAACAACGAGATATTTGCGAGGTGAACGTGAATTCGGAAATGCCTATAAAGTAGCAAACGAAAATTGGAAATCAATTCATCCTGCAGGTAGAATAACAGAAGAAATGTTATCATCTGGCCTAAATATACCCGATTTAAGTGTAAGTGAAGACCAATATTATAATACACCAGCAGGAAAATTTAAGACAGACGCATTAAAAAATTTTCATAATTTATATGTAAAAAAGAAATTAATATCAAAAATATCAAAACCGGATAATACTTTAGTAGATTTTGCGTGTGGTAAAGCAGGCGATTTATCTAAATGGATACATTCGAGGTTATCTTTTATATTTGGTATCGATTATTCAAAAGATAATTTAGAAAATAGAATAGATGGTGCGTGCGTAAGGTATTTAGAAGCAAGAAAAGAAAATAAGATAATGCCTTATGCATTGTTTGTTCACGGTAATAGTGCACATAATATTAAAAACGGATCTGCATTATTAAATGAAAAAGCAAAACAAATAACAGCTGCGTTATTTGGTCGAGGAACAAAAGATCCTAATTTATTAGGAAAAGGTGTTGCTCGACAATATGGTAAACACGAAAATGGTTTTGATATATCATCTTGCCAATTTGCGTTACATTACTTTTTTGAAAGTCCTGAAACATTAAAAGGATTTATAACAAATGTAGCTCAATGTACAAAATTAAATGGTTATTTTATAGCGACAGCTTATGACGGTAAATTAATATTTGATTTTTTGAAAAAAATAAAAACAAATGAGTCAATACAAATAAAAGAAGATGGTAAAAAAATTTGGGAAATAGTTAAAGATTATGGTGCTTCTACATTTGAAGATAATTCAAGTAGTGTTGGTTATAAAATAAGTGTATACCAAGAGTCAATTAATCAATTAATTCCGGAGTATTTAATAAATTTTGATTATTTAGATAGAGTATTTGATGCGTACGGATTTAAATTAATCACACAAGAAGAGGCCAAAGAGTTAGGATTTCCAAACGGGTCTGGTTTATTTAGTGAACTATTTAATGATATGCTCGAAGAAATAAACAGAGATCGTTTTGTTGCTAAAAATTATGGAAAAGCTCCAAATATGAGTGAATACGAGAAAAAAATATCGTTTTTAAATAGATATATAATTTATAAAAAACATATTGAAGTAAATACAGATAAAGTAGTAATTGAAATTACTGATTATGAAGAAACAGAAAATAATAGGACAAAAAATCAGGAAATACAAAAAGAAAAAAAGGCGATAAAGGTAGCTAAAAGTGAAACAAACAAAGTTAAACCAAAAATAAAAAAATTAAATAAAAAACTACAGTTAGTTTCTGAAATAGATGCGTCAGATGAGATTTAAACGATTTA